GAGGATGCAAAGAAGACCATTACAGAACTTGGATATATGGATTCATTACAGAGAAGATTTGCTAATCTTAATGATATTACTGTAAATAATGTACTGTTCTCAAATAAGAGTGCTGCAAGAAGAATGGTTGGAGCTGATGATATTTTCGGTCAGATGGAGAAGGATGTAGCCGTAAGTCCTAAGAAGTTCTCAAAGGTTGAAGAGATCTCAGCACAGGATTTTATTGATAAGGTACTTCCAACTGCAAAGGAGATTGAAGCCTTTGTAGAGAATAAACATGAAAAGAACTTTGTTTCTATGATTGCACCTGTTAATCCAGACGCTAAGACAATGTTCAAATGGGACAATGGATTATCTTGGGCTTATTCAGGAAACATTACTGATTCTGATATGAAGCAGAATGTAAAAGCTGCTGGCGGTAATGTTGATGGTATACTCAGATTTTCAATCATGTGGAATGAAGGACAAAATGATAACAGTGACCTTGATGCACATTGCAAAGAACCTGATGGAAACGAGATCTATTTTGGCAATTGTAGAAAACCTAGGATGTCAAGATGTGGCGGTCAGTTAGATATTGATATTACATATCCTATGGAGCAGATGGTAGGAAAACCTTCTGTGGAAAATATTACATGGGCAGATATGTCACGTATGAAGCCAGGTGTTTACAAGTTCTTTGTAAATCAGTACGCAGCAAGAGGAAGTAAAGGATTTAAGGCAGAAATTGAATTCAATGGTGAGATTTTTGCGTTTGAATACAATAGACCTGTTTCTGGTAATGTTCAGGTGGCAGAAGTTACACTTGACGAGAATGGCAACTTCTCAATTAAGGAAAAGCTGTCTGGAAGTTCATCTATTTCAAGTCGTGAGATTTGGGGTGTAAATACAAATCAGTTTGTTCCTGTATCAGTAATTAGTTACAGTCCAAACTATTTTGACGAGCAGGATGGAATTGGTCATAGACATTTATTCTTCTTCCTGAAGGATTGTGTGAACAACGAAAGTCCTAATGGTTATTACAACGAGTTCTTAAAGAGTGACCTTGAAAAGCACAAGAGAGTATTTGAGGCTTTAGGTGCTAAGTGTCATGTAGAAGATACTGATGATCAGCTTTCAGGAATTGGATTCTCTATGACAAAGAGAGCAGATTTAGTTGTTAAGGTTAAGGGTGCAACAGAGCGTGTAATGAAGATTAAGTTTTAATTAGAAAAGGAGATTATTATTATGACAAACAACGAATTATTTATCAATGCAACAAGAGCAAACTATCAGTTCCCATTCAGAGGAATGATTAATGTAATTGATTTGTGGGATTTATCTCTCACAAATCTGGACTCAGTATTTAAGACACTCAATGCGGAAGTAAAAAAGTCTGAGGAAGAGAGTCTTCTGAATACTAAGTCAAAGGAAGACGAGGAGATTTCTAACAAGATTGAAATTGTTAAGTATATTGTTGGCGTGAAGTTGGATGAGAAAAAGAAGAGAGAAGACGCTAAGAAAAATGCTGAGATGAGACAGAGATTGCTTGAAATCAAGGCTAAGAGACAGGACGCAGCACTTGAAAATATGTCTGATGAGGAACTGGATAAGACACTTGCAGAATTAAGTGAGTAATTGTTACAAATATACCATATATAGTATTAAAAATAAGCAATATATACTATATATGGTATATATTTTACATTAGAAAGAAACGCACATTTCTTGAGAAATTTTGGAGGTTAAGACATGAAAAATAGAAATAGTTATGAACGATTAAAACGCATTCAGACATCGTTATCTGAATTGTCAAAGAGTCTTGACGAACAGTATTGCAAGATGCGTCAGGAATGTATGGATGAAATTATTGAGGATAGAAAAGAATATGTGACAAAGAAAAATGAAATGTATTCACTGTATGAGAAAATTTCTGAAAGCGATTCTATGAGAATGACATGGATTAAGAATAAATTACCATGGTATATTACAAAATTTTGTAAGATTTCAAGTACAGAAATATCATTGAGAGATACAAGTATTTTAATTGGTGTAAATTTTGGAAAATCATATAGACCAAATTGTTATATTGAGATTACACCAAGAGATATTGGATGGATTTAAGGAGAATAATACAATGTCAAACTTATATGTATATCTAATATGCTCTCGTAACAAGGATAATAAGGATATTCCAAATTTCAAGGAACGAGCCGAGACAATCCTTGAATATAGAGAAAATGAAGATAAGGTAATTGATGCTTTTAAGAGTTTTGCAGTCAAAGGACTTACTGGCGAACAGACAAGGTTATACAGGTCAGTTAATTCAAGAAATGAAGAAAAAATCAGAGAAGAATTTATTATCCGTCTGTTGAGAGACAAACCAAGTATGACACAGCTTAATCGTACATTAGCATCCGTTGCACAGCAGGTACAAAATCGTGATGAGAGTAAATGGCTGTTTGATTTTGATGTGGATGATAGAGAAATGGCGGCTAATTTTCTTTCTGATATTAACCATTTTTCGGGAATTAAGCTCATTGATATGAAATGTCATAAGACTCCTCATGGCTATACTATTGTAGTTCCGCATGGTTTTGATACAAGAAAACTTATGGAAAAGTGGAAAGGTTATGATATTACATTAAAGAAAGATGGGCTGTTGTTTTTGGATATGATAACGAATAAGTGAGGTAAAATTGATGAAATATAGAGAAGAAAATAAAGACTTGTTTACAGTACCAGAAGATTATTATTTAGCACATTGTATTAGTGCTGATTTTGGAATGGGTAAAGGAATTGTAGTTGAGTTCAATAAAAGGTTTGATATGAAAAGAAAACTACTAACAAAATATCCAGATTATCTTAATCAGTATACTCATAAAAGAATTGATAGTGACTGTCTTTTAGAAGGTAGAGTATTAAATCTCATTACAAAAGAGAGATATTTTCACAAACCAACAATTATCACAATGAGACTTGCACTTGAAAAGATGAAACAGATTTGTTTAAAAAATAATATCAAAAAGATTGCAATGCCTGTAATTGGTTGTGGTTTAGATAGGTTGAACTGGAATGATGTCTCAGAACAGATTAAAGATGTTTTTGCAGATATGGATGTTGAGATTTTAGTGTGTAAGAGGTAAATTATGGCAGTATATGTAACAGGTGATATACATGGAAATCCTACACGATTAAGTAAAGATAATTTCTATGAACAGAAAGATTTTTCTGGTAATAGAGATGAGAACACTGTAATTATTTTAGGAGATTTCGGTCTTGTATGGAACAGAAATGGTGAAAGCAGGCGGGAAAAATATTGGTTGGATTGGTTAAATCAGAAACCATTCACAACAGTATTTATTGATGGAAATCATGAGAACCATAAAAGACTTGCAACTTATCCTATAAAAGAATGGTGTGGCGGTAAGGTTCATGAAGTCAGATCCAATGTACTTCATCTAAAGCGTGGTGAGATTTTTACTATAGAAGATAAGAAATTCTTTACATTTGGCGGTGCATCAAGTCACGATATTCAGGATGGTATTCTCGATTACAATGATGAAGATTGGAGAGAAGAAGCCAAGAAACTTGATAAGCAAGGAAAATATATGTATCGTATCAAAGATCTGTCTTGGTGGAAAGAAGAATTACCAACAGTTGAAGAAATGCAGCATGGGTTAGAAATACTAAAAGAGAATAATAATGTAGTTGATTATATTATTACTCATAGTCCTTCTACATCAGAGTTATATCTTATGGGTGGTAAAGGATTATATGAATCAGATATATTGACTAATTATTTGGAAGAAGTGAAAGCTACAACTGAATACAAAAAACATCTGTTTGGTCATATGCATTTAAATAAGGCAATCAATGATAGAGATATTTGTTTGTATGAACAGATTGTTAGGATATTGTAAAGTGAGGTGAGAATGTGAAAATAAAAGATAAAATACGAAATAAATTAAGAACTTGGTTCTTTGAGACTGAATTAAAAGACTTGCAAAAATCTACTATACAGATGCAAATGGCACGAAACCAATATTCAGACGCATATAGATTAGTCAATGATTGTCATCAATTAATAAATTCAATGATGGATGTCGGAACTGATATTCATTTACATAGCGACCATTCTTGGGCTGTTGTATGTATTAAAGGTCACCCAGAGTACGTATCATTTATGCCATTATCATCTGGTGATGCTCGTGATGTAATCAGATTTTTACAACAATTCAAATATTCAGATAGGGTGATTGATTCACCTTTTGGATTTAAAAATATGATTAATGACCATATTATGGATAATCCATTTGTAAAGTAGAGAATAATCTAATATAGAAGTAATTCTATTCAAAGGTTGGTCAGCCAAATTAAGCGAGGTGATAAAGTGAAGAAATATTGGAAAACAGGTGAAAAGAATAAATTTGGTAAGGAATGTTATAAATTACATTTTAGTCAATTTTATGAAGAAGATGATGAAAAAAATGTAGTAGCTGGTTTTGTACAAGATGAGACAGACGAAAACATATTTATATATGTATCAAAAGAACTAAATGTTGAATATGATACATTGTTTGCAGACAGTATAGAAGATGCAAAGCATCAAATTGAAGAGATGTTAATAGACCATTGGAATGAAGAGATTGATTATTTAGAAAATCGAATTAAATCATTTCAAGGCGAAGAATAATCATATATAGAAATTTCTATCTTGGCGATTCAGCCAAATTTTCCAAATAAAAGTAACAAGAATTATTTTTTCCTATGGTCTTTGCAGACGTGCAAATTCTATAGGATTTTACAACAAAATAATTAAGAAGAAAGGATTTAACAGTAAATTCTAGGTAATTATGGTTACGTAACCTCTGTAAAATAGTGTATTTTGACAGAGAATAATGAAAAAAATAATTCTCAAGGGCTACGAGTATTAAGTTTATGTGGTGGCGTTGAAACAGGATTGTATGCGTTACAGCAGCTCGGAATATCTATAAGAGAATATCATACATATGAAATTTTGCCAGAAGCCATAGCGGTTTCTCAGTACCATTTTCCGTTTGTGGTACATCATGGCGATTTATATGAAGCGGATTTTGAACAGTTCAAAGGATTTGATTTACTGTTGGCAGGAACTTGTTGTCAGTCACTTTCAAGAGTACGAATTGAAAGTAAAGAGGTCAATAATGGTCTTGATGGTAAGTCAAGAATTTTCTTTAAAGCTATTGAGTGTCTTAGGGCAATTCAGCCCAAATATTTCATGTTTGAGAATGTAATACCAAGTAGTGACGAAGATCTGAAGACAATGACAGAATGTATTGGTGTAGAACCTATTTTAATTGATTCAGGAAAATTTTCTGCACAGAGTCGTGAAAGATATTATTGGACAAACATACCATTAGGTAAATTACCTGATGAATCTCCATTAGTTTTGAAAGATATTATGGAGAATAGTGTAGATGAGAAATATTTCTATAAGAAAGATTTTGAAATCTTGGATATGCAAAAGCGTGTATGTGCAGAGTTGAAAGTTAATACAACTGAGATGTGCAAACGTATTTTTAATCCAGATTTCAAAATGTCTACATTAACTTGCGTGTCAGGTGGATATCAGGAAAAGAAGGTATTAGATAGGGGTAAACCACGAAAACTTACAGAAGTTGAATATGAAAGATTACAGGGATTGCCTGATAATTTTACAAAAATTCAGCTTAACAATCGTTGGTTATCATACTCAAAAAGATGTAGTTTGATGGGTAATGGATGGAATGAACCTACTGTTGAATGGATTTTGAGTGGGTTAAGAGAATAAAAGAAAGGAGTAAGAGGTTTGGTATACCGAAAACGCAGCGTTTACTCCTGATACATAATGATAATAAATAGAATTTGGCAGATGCCAAGTAGTAATACATTTTCAATTAAGCCAATTAAGGAATTGATTGAGAAATATGCAATAGGTAAGATTGTTGATCCATTTGCCAATAGTAATAAGCTGGCAACAGTAACAAATGACTTAGATACACAATATGATACTGATTACCATATGGATGCACTGGATTTCTTAAAGATATTCGATGATAGCTCAGTAGATACAGTGTTATATGATCCACCATACTCGCCACGACAGGTAAGCGAATGTTACAAAAATCTTGGACAGACAGTAAATATGCAGACAACACAAGCTTCATATTGGTCTAAACAGAAGGAACAGATAGGAAGAATTATAAAGAAAGATGGCATTGTAATTACTTGTAGCTGGAATAGTGGTGGCATTGGTAAGAAGTATGGCTTTGAAATTCAGGAAATTTTACTTGTTCCTCATGGTGGTTGGCACAATGACACGATTGTTGTGGTTGAGAAGAAGGTTGAATAGAGAATAACATAATATGAAGTTCGCAGGAAAGCGGAATTTCTTCTGAGTTCAGAGAACAAATACATATAAAAATAAAGAAAAAGAGGATTAAATATATGAGTAAAGCTGTTTTAGTGTTAGATATGCCTGGAACTTGTTGTGATTGTAATTTTTGTAGAGAAATACAAGAAGGTATCGAAGCATGTTGTGAATTAATGGATGAGCCAAATGATAATACTCTTTGTAGAATGGTTGATAGTAAAAATGGATATTGTCAAGAAAAACCAAATTGGTGTCCATTAAAAGAATTACCAGAAGAGACTCACAATGATGAATATATGGATGAATATTGTGATGGCTATGATAATGGTTGGAACTCATTAAGAAAGGAAATTTTAGGCGAAGATGAGGAGAATAAGTAGATGACAGTTGGTGTAAAAATATATGAAGCAAAAGATACAATTAAGAAATACGAAAACCTTGGGTATAGATTTGTTGGTGAAGAAAATGTGGGTGAAGGATACCTAAAGCTCATATTCAGAGATCCTATTATTCAAAAAGAGAATTTAATTAAAATACCAAATGTTTCATCTACTGTTACAGGTACGATTCCAAGAGTATTTCTTTTTAAAACTGATTTACCATTTGACGATGCCGAGAAAATAGGTGAATGGATTTATAAAAGTATTAAGAAAGGTGTGCTTGTTATTCCAGAATGTGTTGAATTTATAGGTGTAGAAGATTTGTATAAGACAGAAAGGATAGAATAAATGAATAAAGAAAAACAAATTGAGGTATTAGAAGACCTGAAATCTTATGTAAATGAAAATTGGGATGAGTATGAATATGCAGATGATATAAACGATGCCAATGTAGCACTAGATGCAGCAATAACTTTACTCAAATCGTCTAAAGTTGCAGGTACATTAACCATAAATAATAAAAGTTATATAGTTCTTGAAGGGTAAGAATCATAGATTTCTTTGGATAGAAACAAGGTAATATTAATTGAAAATAACTAGACAAAACAAAACAGATTATACAAAAGAAGAATTGAAATGTATGCAAGCAAATAAGGGTTGTAATATATGCCCTAATTGTGGAGAAAGTAAGCCGTTTTATATAACCTCAAAAGGAAAATCTAAAGGTGTTCTAAAATATCTTTTTATCACAGAACATCATAAGTTATTTAGATATTATCGTACTGATTCATATGAATGTTGTACGTGTGGGTGTAAATGGGAATCTGATCCATATTAAGTAGAGAATAATATAACAGGAGGTGCAGCCTATGAGGAATATTCAGATAAATGACAAAGTTATAATAAAAAGTTCTTGTAATAGCAAGGGACAAACTGGATTTGTTATAGATACATATAATGTAGGTACACAGAAATATGTTATGGTTCAATTAAAGAATAGAAAACAAGGATATAACGTTTTATCAGTAGAAAAAGTTGAAAGTGAGGATAATAAAATGACAGGATTTAGCAAAGTGGCGATTGTAAATTTGGTAGATGATTACAATAAGAAGGATTATGGATTTGCTTTATATGATGAAGATATTAATGAAATTGTTAAGTATGATACCAACCATCCGTTATATTTGATTGTAAATGCAAGAGGAAAAGACAACAGAGTTCTTGGAATTTTGAAAGAAATTAAGACAGTCGAAGAATATGGTAAAGGTGTGACAGCTCAGGTTGTCGGTGTAGTTAATATGAACGCATACAATGCAAGAATTGATGAGGAAAATCGTCAGAAAGAAATTGCAAAGCAGAAAGCTTCTATTGAGAAGGAATTAAAGTCTGAGATTGAAAAGATGAATAATATTGCTTTATATGAAAAAATGGCAAAGGAGCATCCTGAGAATCCAAGACTCGCTGAACTTGTTAATGCACTAAAAGAGTTAGGAGAATAATATGGCAGGGTTTGTATCAAAACAGCCAAATGGATTATATTGTAGATTTTCGAGTGTCACGGATTGTCCTACGGCATGGAACATGATACGAGAAGATTATATCAATATGAAAATGCAGGAAGCAAAAGAAGATGCTGAAGATGTGTTGGATAATTATTTGAAGCCGTTTGATATGGTGGTAGATATGTATTATCCAAACAATATGACAAAAGAGGAATTTGATGAATTTCTTGAAGAGACTGGATATAACAAAGGAGAATAATCTATATGAAGAACTGTGTAATTTTAGAAATGGAAAATAGTAATGATTTTGAGAATGCTATGAATGATTATTTGGATGATGGATATAAAGTAGAATCCAGCTCATGTAATAGTAGATACTATAAAGCAATTCTTGTGTTAAAGGAGGATGAATAAAACATATGAAGAAGAAAATTTTATATAGTTTGGCTTTGCTATTAGCATTTATGTTTATATTAACTGGCTGTGCAAAATGCATTAGTACCGAAACATCTACAGTTCAAGTAAAAATAATAGATGAATATCACAGGGCTGCTTATACAACAATGTATTATAGTCCTGCGACTAAAACAATGATGCCACAATCGCATCCAGCAGTTTATAGAATCACTGTTGAATATAACGGTGTAGAATATAATATTTCTGGTAGTAATACATATAACAAATATTCAGACAAAATTGGAGAATATGTTGATGGAATATTAGAAACCAAGAAATATGACGATGGTACTGTTAGGTACAATATTGTTGACTTACCATAGTAAATAAATGATATTACAAAAGACATAGTAAACCGAAGTTTCTTTGTAATTTAGGAGGTATAAAAATGCTATTTTCAGAAGCAAAAACGAAAATAGGAACTTGGACTGATATTGAATGTGTTCCTACTGGAAAGATTGAAACAAAAGAACAGTATGACTATTTAAAATATTATGTTGAAAATACACCAATAGATGATAGATATATCAAATCATTTGAAGAATCAAAGGGTAAATATATACATATGGGATCTTGGTTTGGTGGTGCAGGGTTTTATTTTTATATGAGTGATGAACCACAAGGCGATTATAATTACAGAATAGAAGATAAAAATGGTATAATTGTTGGTTATACAAAATATGAAGAAGATTTTTCATATGGTAAATTAGGAAAAATTGAATTCGATTAAGAGAATAATACATTGAAAGGAGCATGAGATTTGCTGCAGCATTAAATCTGGATTTGCTCTGAGTAAGAAATGTTAGAGATTAACAAAATATACAATGAAGATTGCCTTGAAGGTATGAAAAAGATTGATGATAAGTCAATTGATTTCATCTTCACGGATTTGCCTTATGGAACAACCCATTGTAAATGGGATTCAGTTTTACCATTAAATGATTATGTGGAATTATCAGGTCAATATTTTTATGAAACAGATTTACTTAAGTTAGCACAAGTAACAGATAGCAGTCTTGAATATACAAGAGATTGGTTCTATGAGAATAAGAAAAATGGCTTGTGGACTCATTATAATCGAATCATCAAAGACAATGGCTGTATTGCACTATTTGCACAAACGCCTTTTGATAAAGTATTAGGTGCTTCTAATCTTAGTATGTTGCGTTATGAATGGATATGGGAAAAGACACAAGCTACAGGTCATCTTAATGCTAAAAAAATGCCAATGAAGGCACATGAAAATATATTAATATTCTATAAAAAACTTCCAACTTATAATCCTCAAAAAACAACTGGACATACACCAATTCATTCATACACAAAGTATGTAGAAACTCAAAATAATACAGAAATTTATGGAAGAATGAATAAAGAATTATCTGGTGGTGGTGAAACAGATAGGTATCCAAGAAGTGTAATAACTTTTGCAAGTGATAAACAAAAATCTTGTTTACATCCTACACAAAAACCATCAGCTCTATGTGAGTATATGATTAAGACCTACACTAATCCAGGAGATTTAGTTCTTGATTCATGTGCAGGAAGTTGCACAACTGCAGTTGCAGCTTTGAATATAGGTAGAAATTATATATGTTTTGAGAAAGATAAAGATATTTTTGAAATTGGAAGTAAGAGAGTGAGAGAATACATAAATGAGTAACTGTGGTAATAATGACTGTCAATGGCATAAATATTGTGAAATCGGTTTGATGTGGCATGACGAAGATATAACAGAATGTCGTCATTGGATTAAGACAAAGCCTACCAAGATGAAAAGCATTAAAGTGGCTGAATTAGATTATGATAAGGCAGTTAAGGTATTAAAAAGGAACAAGATAGAGTTCAAATAATACATTGTAAGAAATCTTTCATTCGGTCAGGAGGTGTGAAATGTTAGACATTTGCTATGAAGTATTTGAAGATTTAAAAGACGATATTGAAAATAATGATTTTATAGAGACAAGGTATTTAGACACATGGGATTTTGAGGATGAATATTCACATAACCATATTGATGAAAATCGAGATAAATTCATTGATATGGCAAATGAATATTTTAAAGAGAATAATTTACCATATGTTATGCGAGAAGTATGCGAAAACGCAATGATATGTAATAAAGATGGAGAAATTATACGAAGAGGAGAATAACTAAATGGCAGAAAAATTTTCAATAGTAAAACAGCTTAATATGATGAAATTAAATGAGAAACTTTCAGAGTTTTTTAATGTAAATGGGTATATTCCAAAGATTTTTGCAAGCAACGAAACACTGAAAGCATTAAAGAAACCATACGAACAAGAAATGAAACACATCGAGTTTATTGATGGTGGAGTTCTCGTCAAAGCCGAAGGTCTAATTGGAGAATATCAAGGTTACAAGATGTTTGAAGATAATGCATTAGAATTTGGTGAGATTGAACTGAGATAAGAGAGGAGATACAAGGATGTTAAAAGATAATGGAAATTTACGAAGATTTAATGATGATGGAGAACATGTTGAGATGATTTTTTCATACAAAGTTCCATATGGGAATAAATATGGTTTGTCTACTGGGAATAAAGGTGGTTTTTGCACAAGAGAAATGTATGAATTTGAGAATGTAACAGAAATTGAAAACCTCATGTTAGGACTTGCTGATATGTTAAATAAACTCAGATGTGATAATGGTGGTAATTTGAGATAAGAGGTGAACGAATGGGTAAAATTAGTAAACAAACATTTATTGTAGAAGTTGCAACTGATAAAGATTCTTTTGAAGATTGGTTAGCAGAAAAGTGTTCGGAAATTTATAATATAGCGATTGATGATCTTGTAGAAGCTATTGACGAAGAAGATAGAGATGAATATTTAATTGAAGATATGAGAAGAATCGAAGAATTAGCAGAAAAAGTCAAAGGTAGTAGAGAATAATTAACTGAATAATACGAAAGGAGTGTGAGTGGCAGCCTTAAAGAAATTTCGCTCTGAGTAGATTAAAAATGGAAAAATTAAATACTATATACAATGATAATTGTATGGATTATATGAAAACAATGCCAGATGGGTGCGTTAATTTAACAATTACTGATATCCCTTATGGCGAAGTAAACAGAGATAGTAATGGTCTTAGAACTCTTGATAAAGAAAATGCAGATATTATGACATTTGATTTACAAGAATTTTTACCAGAATTATTTAGAGTGACTTCTGGAACAATAATTATATTTTGTGGTAAGGAACAGTTGTCAGAAATACATAAATTCTTCTCTGAAAAACAGAAGAAACATCAAGGAACTGTTAGGCAGTTAATATGGAAGAAAACAAATCCAAGTCCTATGAATGGACAGCATATCTATTTATCTGGCATTGAAAATGCTGTGTGGTTTAAGAAACGTGGTGGCACATTCAATGCTCATTGTAAAAATACAGTCTTTGAATATCCTTGTGGAAGAAGCAAATTACATCCAACTGAAAAGAATCACGATTTATTAAAAGAATTAATTCTTGATAATAGCAACGAAGGAGATATTGTATTTGATCCATGTACAGGTAGTGGCTCACATTTGCTTGTAGCTAAAGAAAATAATAGAAATTGGCTTGGTGTTGAGTTGAACGAAGGGTATTTTGAGATAGCAGAGAATAGATTATTAGGATAACTTGAAACTCGCATTTCACAGGAGGATAAGTATTGAAGATTAGTGATAAAGAAAATATTAATGAAATCATACTTCGTCATAAAGGTAAAGATATTAAATTTGAATGTTTTATCAAACCATTTCCTTACGCAGAAAGATTGGATTTAAAAGAAAAAGATCCAGTTGAGATTGTTTTTGATGATTTGACAGAAGTGAATGCATTAATTGATATGTTAAAAAGATTCAAACAGGAGTCACAGGAATATATAGGTGTTTGGAAGAGGAGTGGAAATTAAATGGATATTTATAATACAAAACGAAGAAAAATTAAATGTGTTAGAAACGATGATGACGTATGGGGTGGTGGCGGTGAAAATCATCACTTATTGGAAGTTGATAAAGAATATACATTGGAAGATATTGTAGTTCATTCTTGGCACACAATTGTATATATAAAAGAGTTTCCAGATATGGAATTTAATAGTGTTGCATTTGAAGAAATTGATTAGGAGAATAACAGTATGTCAGATTATAAACGAGGATATAGAGCTGAGTGTAATTTAATCAGAGATCCTATTGATAATTATTTGGAACACAAAGAAGAAATCGAAAAGGTTTTAGCAACGTTTACACCACAAGATACTCACAAACAAGTCAATAACAATCAAATATTCTATACAAGTTCTTCATATGAAGATGACATCTATTTTCTAATTCATTGCCTATACAATGCCAAAACAGAATTATACGACTTAACGTTAACAGATATGAGAAGTAAGTATGATCCAACAGAAGCTTTTATTGAATGTAATAGTTATGTTAAAAGTGCGTCAAATTGTTATTCTAAGAAGCTATATGAAAATTGTAGAATATACATTGAAATTAAAACTTATCCATCGACATTTGATTGTAAACATTGGAGAAACTGTATTGGATATTATCATAACCTATCTGCACAAGGTTGGATTGATTTGTATGAACGACTTATTAAAGAAGGATATATAAGTGAAGAAATGTTGGAGTTTTGTGAACCATATACTCGTAGAAAAGGAGTATAACCATATGGGACAATTAATTGATAAAGCAGTATTACGAAAAGAATTGTCCAAGCTACCATCTGAAATGGGCTTTGTAAGAAAGTCTGATGTAATGCAAATTCTTGGCAGTCAAAAATGTGTATCAGATTACATTCAATGGAAGAATTGGTTAGATAAATGGAAAATCAAGTACGAAGAGAAAACATGGAATCCTAATGTAAAAGAATTAATTATTGGTGGTACTTATTGTCAAGCAGCTATTGTATTTGATTTGAATGAGAATTTTATAGAAATGACAGCATATGAATAATAAAAATTTGAAAAGAATCCTGTCTTTCATTAGCTCGTAACAGAGAATAATTAAGTAGAAAGTGAGGTATAAAAATGAGAAGACAAATCAGAAAAGGTGTGTTTGAAACAAACTCCTCAAGTCAGCACAGTCTTTGTATTATGAAAAATAACGACCACTATACGTCTAATGAGATTGCACGAGATTTTTATCTTTGTAAAGATAGAGAAACTGGCGAAGAACATTGTGTATGGAATATATGGGATCATGATATGGAGTTTGGTAGAAGCCCATTTAGAGCTTTGGGTAACTTTCATGATAAATGGTTATATGCTTGTGCTTCATTGGTTCACGAATACAACGATGATGCTTATAAGGAATTAGTAGCACTTGCAATAAAATATGTTCCTGGTTTGAAGAAAATTAAAGTGCCTATGATTCATGATTCTGTTGCAGATAAAAATCATCCTGAAAATAAAGACAGTGATTATGCTCATGAATATGGAAAGACAGAAGATGAATTTAATGAGTATTTGGAGCAGAAAGAAAAAGATTGGGGCATTGAAACAATAGAATATTGGGTAACTGACAATGGATATTTTCATTATGAGAAACCATATACAGGATACGTTGATGAGAATATGCTTGGTGGCTTTCTTAAAAAGGAGAATATTACATTAGAAGAGTATTTGACAAATAAAAAATATGTTGTCATTCAAGATGGCGATGAATATTGTTATTGGTCAGACATGAAGAAAGCTGGTTTAGTAAACATGGATGCAATTGACCATGAATACCCAAGAGATGATTACGGAATGGAGGATTAAAAATATGAAGAGACAGATTAGACGTGGAGTATTTGAAACTAACTCATCAAGCACACATTCACTTACAATGTGTAGCGAGGAAGAATTTGAACAGTGGAAAAATGGCGAACTTCTTTTTGATGAATGGGGTTCTGAGTCATTTTGTAAAAGCAAATAGTTTATCAGATGATGATAAGAAATATGCAGTACAAGACTATGAAAATCACAAAGATGAATTTTCTAAAGATTGGTCAGATTTGTCAGAATCTGCGAAAGAAAAGTATTATACCAAATACGCAAAAGAGAACAATATTGTAGACGAGGATGCCAAAACCTATGAGGAGTGGCGGCACAGTAATCTTGAAACATTTGTAGATAGATATACAAGTAAAAGTGGAGATAAAATTGTTGCATTTGGTAAATATGGATACGATGGTTGATTTAATTTAGGAGGATTCAAAGAATGGAATTATTAGGAAGATACATAAATGGTAACTTTAAAACTACAATTTTGAGCGATGGAACAAAAATTAGAGAAACAGAAGATGATGAGTTTGTACCAGCTTTTGCAGAGAATATGGATATAAAAATTTGTAATTTTTGCGATATGGGATGTCCATTCTGCCATGAAGGTAGCACAACAGATGGAAAATTTGGAGATATTTTGAATGAAAAATTCATTAACACACTTCATCCATATCAAGAAGTTGCTCTTGGTGGTGGAGATGCTACAAGTCATCCTGACCTAATTCCATTCTTACAGAAACTCAAAGATAGAAAAGTTATTGTAAACATGACGGTAAATCAGATTCATTTTGAGAAAAAACAAGAACTTATTAGAAAGCTTGTTGATGAAAAACTTATTTATGGTCTTGGTGTATCACTTGTAAATCCCACAGAAAAATTTATCGAACTTATTAAGAAATATCCAAATGCGGTCATTCATGTAATCAACGGGATATTAAAGCCATCGGACGTAGAAGTTTTAGAGAATAATAATCTGAAGATGCTGATTCTTGGTTATAAACATTTAAGACGTGGTGATGTTTTTTATTCAGAAGATCATGAAAACATTGTTGTAAAGCAGAATTGGTTATATGAAAATCTTGCAGATATTATTGAGAAATTTAAGGTAGTTAGCTTTGATAATCTTGCCATCGACCAGTTGAATGTTAGAAGATTGATGTCTGATGATGAATGGAATGAGTTCTATATGGGGGATGACGGTCAAATGACTTATTACATCGACATGGTAGAGCGTAAATTTGCAAAAAGTTCAACGGCTGCATTTGATAAGAGATATGACTTATTGGATTCGGTTGATGATATGTTCAAGGTTATTGTGAATGAGGAGAATAAGTAACTGTGAGGTGTTTATGAATAAATATTGGGAAGTTGGAGAGAAAAACAAATTCGGCAAAGAATGTTATAAATTACATTTCAGTCAGTTCTATGAAGAAGAAAATGAGAATGTAGTGGTTGGATTTGTTCAAGATGAAACGGATGAGAATGTTTATATTTATGTTTCAGAAGAATTAAATGTAGAATATGACACAATTATTGCTGATAGCATAGAAGATGCAAAACAACAGATTGAAGATATGCTAGTTGAGCATTGGAAAGATGAGATAGATTGTCTTGAAAATAGAATAAAAGCATTTCAAGATGGCGAGAATTGAAACCGACAATTCATTAGAAAACAGGAGAATATATACATGGAAATTTTGAATGTACCAAGAGGATATGGTAAGTCAACAAGACTGATTATGAAAGCAGTAGAGACAGGATATCCAATTATTGTAGGAACAGAAAGTATGAAACAGTATCTTTGTGATTTAACAGAAAAAATTACTGATAAAGAGGTTAATATTTATTCTGCATATGAATTTGCTGATATTGATGCAATGAAAAGAGATAAAAATATTCTGATTGATGAGCTTCCGCTTGTGTTGTCAATTCTGTTAAATACAAACGTGGAGATGGCTACTATGACAAGTGGCTCACTTGAAAGATATGGTATTGAACAATATAAGAAAAGATTGAAGTAAAAATGAATGCGATATTTCTTGGGATCAAGAAAGGAGAATATATGAGTAAAGCAGCATTGTTCATTGATATGCCTGGATCATGTCTTGACTGTAGGTTTTGTAGAGAAATTGATGAAGGTATTGAGGCTTGTTGTGAAGTAATGGATGAACCAGATGACAATACTCTATGCAGAATGATTGATTGTAAAGATGGATATTGTCAGAATAAACCTGAATGGTGTCCATTACAGGAGGTAAATTAGTGTCAAAGATAAATTATAGAGTATGTGATATTTGTGGAAATAGAATTCCTGGTTTTGAACTTGACATTACAGGAATTGCTAAAAGATATATTAATGGTTGTCGAATTTGGAATAAGTTATTTAACAGCTTACATATATGTGATGATTGTATTGGTAAAATCAAGCGTTTATCAATAGATCAAAAGGATGAAGAGAAGTACATACAAGAGGTATTTGATAAGGCAAGAAATTATGATAATCCAGATTTAAAGTCTGCTTATTATGAAGGCATTGAAGATACACTTAATGTATTGAGTCATAAGAGATTAAAGAATTTGCAAAAGTAAGATGAATTTTTGGTTTCATTCTAGGAGGTGAATATATGAGTGAAACAGTACATTATAAAGGTAAAATACAGCTTGTAGAAAAAATTAAAGATGAAACATTAGAAGAGCAATGTAAAAGAATTTTATCAGAACATGGATATCAGGAATTAGATTTATATTGTGACTCTTGGTACGAGATGTTGTGCGAAGAATTATACGAGCGTTATGTTGTTGTAAATGACTCGATTTACAAAGTTATTGATAAGAAAAATCTTGGTATCGACTATGATGTTTTTGAAGCTACCAAAAACGATGATAATACAATTAATTATCATGTTATGTATTACGATGGTGGCTGTTCATTTAATGAAGCAATAGAAGAAGCAATACAAAACATGGAGAACAAATAATCGTAAATATCAAATAGGAAAGGATAAGAGTACCATGGGTAAGCTGCGCAGCACTTAGGTACAAGTATTGGCATTAAATGTAGGATATTTAACATCGGATAAGGAAGATAATGAATTATACACGCCTTACTACGCTGTGGATCACATTGTCAAATATCTTCCAAAAGGTAAGATTATATGGCTTCCATTCGATGAGGAATGGTCAGCCTTTTACAGAAGATTTACAGAATTAGGTTACAGAGTAGTAAGAAGTTCGTTAGCTGAAGGTCAGGATTTCTTTGAGCATGAGCCTGAACATTGGGATTTAATAGTAAGTAATCCACCATTCTCAATTAAGGATAAGGTCTTAGAAAGACTCTATTCATTCAACAAACCATTTGCGGTTCTTCTACCGCTAAATTCCCTTCAAGGTAAAACAAGATATAAATATTTTAAAGATGGTATTCAGATTCTTAGTTTTGATGCAAGAATTTGTTATCACGATAAGGATCATATGGATTCAGTTGTTAAGGGTAGTCCGTTTGCAACAGCATATTTTTGTAGAGATTTACTTCCAAAGGATCTGATTGTTGAGAAGTTGGTTACATATAAAAGACCGTTAGGAGAATAAACCTATGAGAATGTATGAATGTACTAAAGAATTTAAAACAACTTTATTTGAAAAAAATGAGATAGAGAGAATAAAAATAGAAATCGGTTCTATTTGGTTTGTTGTACAAAAATTAACAGATGGTAGATATATTCTTAGCAATAATAAAATAGAACTTATTCTATGTAAAGAATTATTAAAAAGTAATTTTGAGCAATATGGATAGTTTTAAAAATCTCAATCTCTGAAATGCCCTAAAATCAAGGCTTTTAGAGGTTGGAAACAATAAGATCTAAAAGAATATATAAATGTAATTACAAAAAATATTAAGAAAGGTATAGGTTTCTTGCAAGAATAAACAACGTTGTACCTTTTTTGAAAAAATGACAAAGATTAATAGTCAAGAGGTGTTATATAGCAAGGGCAATAATGACGAATGTATGACACCTGCCTATGGAGTTAAACCAATTATTAAATATATACCTCAAAATGCAGTTGTGTGGTGTCCATTCGATAAAGAAAATAGTGAATTTGTTAAACAAATTAGAGAAGCAGGTCACAAAGTAATCGCTACTCATATAGATAATGGACAAGACTTTTACACATATGAACCCGATGATAACTGGGATTGTATTGTGTCAAATCCTCCATTTACAAACAAGCGTAAGATATTTGAAAGAGCTTTAAGTTTTGGAAAGCCATTCGCACTTATTATGAGTAATACATGGTTAAATGACGCTGCTCCAAAACAATTATTTAAAGACAAAGATTTACAGTTACTTATGTTTGATAAAAGAATGAAATTTACAAATAACGGAATAGTTCAAAATAAAATTACGTTTAGTAGTAGTTATTATTGTTGGAATTTCTTACCAAAACAAATTATTATGGAAAACTTAGAAGCAAACTAAGAAAACCACGTTTCCTTTGGTCATGAAAGTAGGTGAGAAAAATATATTGGGATTTAAATATTGAAGAATGGGAATTTAAAAATAATTACGAAGACATCTATTTTCTGCTTCATTGTTTATACAATGCAAAAACTGAGTTATACGACAGAACTCTTACTGATATGAGAAGTAAGTATGATCCGACTGAAGCATTTATAGATGGCTGGAATGGCTGGAATAGAAGTAGATCGAATTGGTATTCCAAGAAATTATACGATAAATGTGTGAAATGTATTGAGTTAAAAACAAGAGGTCATTTTATATACAGACATTGGAAAGAATGTGTTTGGAAGTACGAAGGTCTTTCAGCACAAGAATGGATAAATTTATATCAGCAGTTGATTAAAGAAAATAAATACGACAGTTGGATAATTGAGTATATAGAAATTGGAGAATAACAATATGAACAAAAGACAGAAAAAGAAATTATTTAAGCAGACACTTATCAAGGTTAGAAAATTGCATCCACAGAAGGGCGATGTAATTTGTTTTCAGCTAGATTTAGATCGGGTTGATGCTGAAACTATGTGCCAGTTTATGAAAGTTTATTCGAATAATGATGTTTTCGGTGAATCGAAGTTAGCTTTTGTACCTGTTGATATTAAGCAACTTAAACATAAAAAGGACGCTCAGATATATATTGACAAGTTACAGAGTATTGTAGATCAGATGGGAGAATAAAACTATGGGTAAAGTTGTAGATATGAGTAATTTTGATCCGTTATTTGATAATTTGGAAAAGTATGTGAATAAACAAGGATGTACTCTCGGTAAAGACGCCGAGAGATTACAAAAGTTATTATATTCAATTCAGTATTGTTATATACATGGAGTATTAACAGATAGTCAAAATGAATCGGCTTGTAAGAAATTTAGAAAACAATTTCAGAAAGCTTTATATGAGAAATAAGAAAGAAGCATTTCTTTCGAGTTTTTGAATGACAAAGAGAGAATAAATACATAGAAAATAGAAAGAGAGGTACTGAAAATTTGATGACTCATGAATTGTATGATGACATACCAAATGCAAATGCTACACCAGAAATGCATTATAGATATGCACATAGATATGATAATTTGAATACTGATATGCTTAAGAATACAGGAATCAAAATAGTTAAAAACAATTTTATTCAAAATGATTTGAATAAAAAAGTTGAAACAAAATTAGAGAGAATACATATCTTCTGTGAACATTGTGATTCAGAATTGGAAATTTCTAAAGAAGATACCCATATTGGATGGCTTGGTGCAGCATTTGTTAAGTGTCCTTGTTGTGGACAAGAATCAATGGTTGATGAATTAGAAGGAATCACATTAACAAAAAACAATATTGATTATCCTATACATTTCAATAGAACTAACAAGGATCTGAGAAATGTTGTTGAAGTGAAAAAAGATGAAGTAATTAAAGAAATTCAGAGAGGTATTGATTATTTTAGAGTAAATAAAAATGAGTTCTATTGGTATACATGTCATGGAGACTTGTTTTTAATTGTATTCAGGTACGAAGGTGATGAGGAATATTTTGTCTTAGTAACAAGAGATTTTTACGAGACAGATATTCCCTTTGAAAAGGAGGATTATAATGACTGATTTTAAATTTACATATTTCCCCGATGACGATAGTATTGAGAATTGGGAGTGAAAATTATGAATAAACCTACACTATGGATCATGTGCGGTTTGAGTGGTAGTGGCAAATCAACCATTGCCGCTCAGATTGCCAATGAAAATCCAAGTACAGTAATTGTATCATCGGATGCAATTCGTGAAGAATTGACAGGCAATTACGAAGACCAAGAACATAATGAAGCAGTGTTTAAAATTTTTCACGATAGAATCCGCAAGAATTTAGAGAATAAAAAGAATGTAATTGCTGATGCAACTAATCTGACTATGAAATCTCGCAGAACAATTATCATGAAAGTAAATGGTTTAAATGTCAGAAAAGTATGTGTAATTATTCCAAAGCCATTTGAACAGTGTAAAGAAGATAATTTACATAGAGAACATCCTGTACCTAACTTTGTGTTGGATAAGCAGATTAGAAAATTTCAGATTCCGTTCTACGAGGAAGGATTCGATGAGATTATTATTCATAAATTTCATAATACTAATGCAATGACTACAGGTGAATTGATTGCTAAAATGAAAGATTTTGACCAGAAGAATCCCCATCATACTATGACTTTGGAAAATCATTGTTTTAATACATATGATTTATTTACAGAAAAAGAATATAAGGCTGAATACAATATGGGAGCAGTTCTTCATGATTATGGCAAATTATACTGTCAGATCATTGATGAAAATGGTATAGCTCATTATTATGACCATCCATCTGTCGGCTGTTATTTGGTTTTAGAGAGTTTGGTGGAAGAGTTTAATAAGGTTGTTTTAGATATATGTTTCCTCATCAATTACCATATGATGCCTTTTAGTTGGGATACTGATAAAGCAAAGTAGCGTTGGAAAGAAAGGTTTGGAGAATATAAATATAAGCTGCTTTTAGATTTCAATGAATGTGATAAAGCGAGGTAAGTGTATGAGATCGGAGATTAAAAGACGACAATTTTCTGAAAATCATCAATCTTGGTTCTCCCACGATTATGCTTGTTGGGCAAATAATCACAATGGTTGGAGAAAGATGAAAAAGAAGAATCGTAGATTATTTAAAAAGAAGTATAGAAGAGAAGTTGAGAAAGATATTAATAAAGAATTGAATGATATGCAATAACAATAAATTCAGGTTTCCTTTGGTGATAAAGAGAGAATATTTAAACAAGGAGGTATTTAAAAATGTCTAGTTGGACTTATATTCAGGGTACAATAACAGTTCGTCCTATGGGTAGAACACAACCTGAGAAGAGATATATTCTTGAAACAGTGCTAAACCATCTACCAAGAGTGACGGGTTCTGAAGGTGATATGGATGTATATATTATTCAGAAAAATGGTTATAACAGTTCATGCTCATGTGATGAATTTGGTGAAGTGACAAACAACCTGATAGATAGATATGGCAATAAGAGTCGCAGTAGAGGATGGTTACAAACACAAGATGAATACATTCTTGTTGTAAATGCAGCTTTAAGAGATAGAGAATTTGAAGAAACCTATAGAGAATTTATGAAGTGGTTTGTAAGACTCTGTAAGAGAGTAGGTTGTGAAGATGTTCTTGTAGAAATAAAAGGATATGACAAATCAACTATTATCAAAGACAGAAATGTTCAGAGAAAAAAGTATTCTTGGAAGAGTGTTTTTGATGGCTTATTTGAAGATCCAAGCTGGTGTAATGACAGTAAAGATGGATATAAAGAGCTGAACTGGTGTGAATTTATGATGTGGGACAGAGCAAAAGATTCTAACTATCCTATGACTCTTGCTTACAAATATTTCAACGATGAAGAAAATGACAAGGAAGTTGAGAGAAGAATGAGTTATAGATAATTTCAAAAGAAAGCAACATATCATTGGATTATAGAAAAGAGGTATCAAATGGATGATTATAAAAAGCTAATTGATTCAACTGAATTACAGAAAACAGTATTGAATTTCATTGGTTCTGAAGAATTTAATAAGATGGTCAATTGTTCAATATTCAAGGATAATCAAGAGTGTAAATCTGCCATTATTTACGGAATGTCGATCGCATCAATGTTGGTCTGTGATTGTACTCCATTTTATATCAAATTTAATGAAGAAACTGATGAAGATGATAACAGACCACAATGCTGCATAGACCACGATAAGTATTTTTCAACATGTGACACTTGTGAGTTTGGAGAATAATATATTGGAGGTAAAAATATAAATGAAAATTCTTTCAGTAATGAACAATCATCTTAAAGAAGTGGAAAAGAAGGATTATGGATATGGGTGTACTTGTGATAATTGTGGAACAACTTTTATTTTTGAGAGTTCGGAAGCTGCTTATCCAAGACATATTAATCCTAAACCAAACGAATGTTATGTGCCTTGTCCAAATTGCAAACATATTATTACTTTAGCAAAATGTACTAAATTTAAAACATCATATGAGTTGAATGATTTTAAAAGAATTCATGACGAATAAGTTAATTCGCAGTAAACCAATCTTTCTTGCGAAGATTGGAGGTAGAGATGAGAAATTTTTATAGTGGTATCAGCAATGATAGAACGCAATTTTTGATAAATATGAATTGGTACAAAGACAATGATGTAGAAAATTGTTTTAGACTGAGTAAAAATTTTCATGGATTGCCTGAAAATTGTAGCATTGATAAAAACGATTTTGAATTGATCTATTTAAAATTTAAATGGGTTGGTAATACGTATTATCCACAAGAAAGCAATAAAAGTGGAGGAGAGCCAATCAGGGTATATAAAATCAAGATGTAAATAATAAATATATAATTCTGATTAGGAGAATAATATCATGAAAGGTAAATATAAAGGCTGTGACATAGAAGTAGGACTAGATAGCTTGGGTTTATTAACCTTTGCAGTGTTCGATAATGGATACGAAGTGACAAGTGGATTTTCTGATAGTAGTGATTCTGTAAGAGATTATTTCAGTTATATGAAAAGTGTAGTAGATGACTATAAAGAACATCCAGAAGATTACGAATAGGAGAAGTAAAATGAGATTAATTGATGCAGATGCATTTGAGGAGTTTATAAGAAAAAATTGTGCAGACTCACTCGTAGATTTGTGGCGCGAATTAGTACGAAGACAACCAACAGCTTATTATATTGATGGTGTTGTAGGGCAGTTGAAAACGGACTCTTCTGTAAAACTGTATGGAAGTGGCAACAGTAATAATTATCTTATTCCTCTCAAAAAGGCAATTGAGATAGTAAAGGCAGGTGGAACATGTCAATAGGTGATGGAAGAAAAACATATTCAGACAGCACATTAAAGTCTATGGCAAAAGATGAGCTGATTGAAGTTATTCGCTGCTTGGAAAATAATCTCAGAAATGCTCACGAGATAAATGATATTCAGTATGAGAATTGTAAAAGGTTGTTAAGTGAAGAGAGAAACAAAATTCTTGATGAAGTTTTGCATACTTGTGACATTGAGTGTGGATTATATAGTGGTGATGTTAAGAATTTGACAAGGCACGTTTTGATGAGAGTGTTGGATGGATTGAGAGAATAAATATCTGTGAGGTGATGAAGTGAAATATATAGAACGAAAAGATTATAACAAGGTGATAACAGTTAAACTTGTGATTCCAGGTGGTTGTAATGCGAAATGTCCGTTTTGTTACAATAAAGACAAAGATATGTCGTGTGATAAGCAACAGTTTTTAGATAATTTCATCGAATCACTTGATGATATTATAACAAGAATAGGTGATAAAAGTCCTATATCAGTTGATATAACTGGTGGCGAACCAACTTTAGATCCTGAATATTTATCAAAAGTATTTATCAAATTGAAAGAGTTCAATATTAAATCAAAGGTTCTTAGAGTAACTATGACAACAAATGGTACTCATCTAAAAGAAGTAATCCCATATATGAAAGATGTTGTTGACTATGTAAATATATCAATTCACGATTGGCGACCAATAATTAGAGAAGAAATACTTGGATTTTGTTTCAATGGGATTGACTACAAGGACATGATTCAGCAGCTTAACAATATTGGAATTACAGTATCAGCGTGTGCAGTTATATTTAAGAAAATTCCAAACTTTGTAAAGTGGAGAGACTTCTTTATTGATTGGGCAAAAGATGTAGGGTTTATTGCGGTAAGATTTAGATGCGATGTTTTCTGGAATGATTCTGATGTGTTTGATTCCTATTTAATAGAGTCGATGAATGAAGCTGATAAATTTGATGTTATAGATTATGAAAATACAACAGATTCTCATTGGTGTAGACTTCGCAGAAAAGATAAGATGAGAGTATTTTTCTTGCATGGTGTTTTAGATACTTCAATCAAGACAAAAGGTATTGAATATGTAATAGATACTGATGGTCACTGTTATTGCGATTATTACAGAAGGACAAAAGTAGAAGATTATCAATATGAAGTTGGAAAAATTTATGATGCAGTAAATGATTAAATGGAGGATAAATTAACAGTACGAATGTTCTTTTGGCGATTACATATTCATTTATCCAGATTCTACGTAGGATATTAAAGATGAGGCTGTATCATAAAATAACTGTGTTGCTTCGTACATAGATAAAGTTATTGACAGCCAGTGCCACATTCTTTTATTGAGAAAGAAGAGTAAACCAAATGAGAGTTTGGTAACGATTGAAACAATCATATTGTACAAGCTAGACGAAGATTTAATGATGATGTAACAGCAGAGGATCAGGAAGCTATTGATGCATTTAACAAAAAGTTTGCGAATAAGGAGGATAAAGCAGCGTGATTAAAGGTGATCGAATTAAATTAGTTAAGAAAATGGGGGTGTTTGATAACATTGGTGAGATTTGTGAAGTAACTGATATTCAGGAAGGTGGAGCAACCTGCTTTAAGTTCTGTGAATGTCATCTTGGTTGTATGTCATATGACGAGTATGAAAAGTATTTTTTTGAGAAGGTTGAGACACCTGTAAAGGGGACTTGGAGTAAATGGGGAGTGCCTCTTCCTATAACTTTCTTTGATATTGGAGGCGTTAAAAGGATTATTAATTATCAGTCAAGAACTAATGAGAAAAAGGTGCAAGTAAGATATGGAGAGATTAAAGCAGAAGCTACTTGCTGCAAAGATGATGTTTTTGATTTTGAGAAAGGATTAACACTTGCAAAAAGTCGTTTGATTGTAAAATATCTTGATAATCAGGCTAAGTCGATTGCAAAGGCGATGTAATGAGAAAATAAATATATGGTTGGTAAAGAATTATGTAAAGTACAGTTTATGAAAACCTTTGAAGATTACTATAATTTTGAACAAAAAAACATTATCTTAAATTCAATCAGAGTAGCAGTATTATATGATGATAAACACTTTAAAAATATTCCGTTTGATATTCAAGTAGCAGGTGAAAATGGATTTCGTGTTAAACCATGCTTTTCAAAAGGAAAGTTTCTTATTATGTACGACTATGTGGTGGAAGCATATAAGGTTACAATTCCAGCTAATGCATTTCCTTATCATATAAATGAGAATGGAGATTTTGAAATCTGCATTCCGAGCGCAGAGAATAAATAAGAATGGTGTCAATGGAGGTAAAACAATGGAGAAGTTTTATATTGTAATAAATGAGAAATTCCTCAAAGAGATTGATGATTATAGAAAACATGAGGAAGAAAGAGGAATATTAGTAAATAATTTTTTTCAGAATAAAGGTAGTATTGCTGGAAAAGAATATCATATTAGTGGAGATGGATTTGTAAATCGTCCATTTAAAGAGCATGAGAAACATAATATTAGATTATATATTGCCCATTGCGATGAAAACAATCAGAAATTTGGTAAGGAATTACTAAAACCAACTAAGTTATTCTGCGATTCTAATGTATTAATGAGAAAATTTAGAGCCAATAGCAAAACATTAAAAGAGTTCCAGGATTTGTGCGTTGAAAAAGAAATTGTTATTAATAATCATCCAATTCAAGAAGGAGATTATTTCAAAGAATTACATTTAGGGGGATATTCAATTTCAAGATTTGAACATGAGAATAAATTATATTTAAAAATTTCTACAACAAAATATGAAACTATTACACCAGATGATAGTACAGGCTTTATAGAAATTAAAGGCAGTGAATTTTATAAAGCACTTGAAGAATTTGAATCAAAGAATAAATATCGGTTTCCTTGAGAGGTAAAATAATGGAGATTTTAGGAAATAAATTAAAAAGATTTTTTGACATTGTAGATAATCCACCAAATGATGCTGAAATTACATATGCTGGGAATAGATATGAGGTATGGGAAATATCTGAAAACCTATTTAATAAGATGTGTGATATGTCAGAAGATGAATTTGTTAAATTAGCAGGTGAAGAGGCATGGTGGAGACAGTGTAATGGCAGTGTACTTGGTGTTCCTGATACAAAATTCATTATTAGTGGTGAAGAAATGGTAGGTTGGAATACAAGAGGAGAATATGAAAATTTTCAGTATGCTAAATTGACTGATTATCTATGCTATGGAATTGGAGCATCGCAACCTAAAAATGTATGTGCTTGTTGTGTGGATCTTGCAAAATACAATGATATGACAATGGCAAAATTATTTGAAAAGTATGGAGAATAACCTATTAGGGAGGTGTATGACATATCGAAAAATATCCAAGTATCGAAGATGTACCAAATTACTTAGTTGAAGAAATGGAGAATAATAAGGTAAGACAATTTATTGATTTACTTGTCAATGAAGAAGAAACAATCGAAAATGCAGCAAAGGTATCTGGAATTGGCAATATGAAATTGGTCGATGTTTTAAAGACTATTTCAGAGATGGAGTTTGAAAGTATTAAAGCTTTTTCAAGTGCTGTTGCTGGTATGAATAGTATGAAGGAAGCTATTCAGACGGTTAAGGATTTAGATTATGCATTAACAGACTTAAAGAAATCTTCTGAAAAGTAGAGAATATATTGATAGATTGGTATTTATTGGTGAAGAGTAAATAACATACCATATATAGTGAGCGTAAAGCACAACAAACACTATATATGGTATGGAAATCAAGACCGAATGAAACTGACATTTCTTGGTGCAGATTGGAGAATATTATTATGGAATATAGAAGAGGTCGTAGGGCGTGTCTTAATTTGATACGAGATCCTGTAGATAATTACATAGAACATAAAGATGAAATCGAAGAAGTTCTTAAACCATTCACAGTAGTTCCACGAAATAAAATATCTAAAGTAGATACAGACCAATGGTTGTATATTAGTTCGGCTTGGCGAGATAAAAATTATGTAAGAGCTGTCGAGATTTGTAAAGATAGTAAGATTTACAGTACAGATGAAAATGATTTATATGAATTAGACAAAGAGTTGAATGAACTTGGATTTAAGACAAGAATGGGTAGAAATTGTGATATAGGAACTTTGAGCATCGCAGTTTTGGAAGAACCTGAAACAGAGAATATATAGTTGGAGGTGAGAATATGATTCAAGTAATTGAGACAAATTTGAGCATTGACAAAGATAATGTCATAAGAGATCATCAGTCACGAATTGTTGAAGTTGAAGATTGGGATACATATTGCAAAGCATTTGAAGAATATAATGGTGAAGCTGTTTATTTCAAATCAAAAGCTATGCGTGGTTACAGTATCTTATCAAATTGTGCAATAACAGATTTAATATATGATGATATTCATTTATCTTGTATGGCTTTACATTCATCAGGTTTTAATACGAAGAAACTTGCATATAGAATTGTTTTATAATCTATGACTCATTCGAGTCACAATTTCCAATAAAAATAAAAATCGAATAGAGAATAAACATATAGGAGAGTCTTATGTGGATTAACAGAACAAAATATGAAGTCGAAAAACTGAAATATAGACAGAGAATATCTTATTTGGAGAATCTTATCTGTCCATGCGAGTCACATAATTATGTTGAAATAGCTCACGAAATTATAGACGAATATAGTACAGTAAAACATATTTTCAGATGTAAGAAATGCGGAAAATTACACGATGAATTAAGTTAATTGTAAATCACTGTTTCATTGGTTATTAGGAGGTGAGAAAGTGACAGAATTTAGATTTAATGAAGACTTTGCAAATAATTGGAAGTCAGGGCAGACAGTTACTTGTGAAGAAAAAGAGGATGGTTATTTAGTTGATAAAATTGCATTTATTAAAAAGGAAGAACTTCTGAAACATGGTGAATTTATCACAATGAATGTTCAGATATTGGGACATATGGAATCAAATGGTGTATTCATGTATGATAGAGATTTTCAACCAGGAGACACAGTACAACATTTCAAAGGTGGTTTTTATAAGATTATTGCCATTGGGATTAATACAGAAACAGAAGAAAAGATGGTTGTGTATCAGAGCTTAAAGGATCAGAGAGTATGGATTAGACCATATGATATGTTTATCAGTAAAGTGGATAGAGAGAAATATCCAAACGCTTATCAGCCATATAGACTTATCAAAGTAAAGATTACTGCTTAGTAATTAGTCTTGAACAATTCAGTTCAAAATTTCCAAAACAAATAACTGAACAGAGAATAAATAATGGGTGGTTAGCAGCATACCCTTGGTTAAGTACACCAAAAATCACTGTTTATGGATAAATTTTTATATAGATTTACTTCCATGTTCCGTCCTGAGTGGGCGTTTATATAGATTGTTTTATTAACAATATTTACATAAATTATTTAATTTTAAGGAGGACAAAATTTAATGAAGGAACTCAAAAATTTAGTAACAGTAACAGGAAAGCTTGTAAAGAACAACATCGATGAATTTACAACAAAGAAGGGTGAGGAAGCAATCGGAGGTAGTCTTGTATTAAGAACTGCTGATGATAGTGAGCATGAGATCAATTTCTTTGCTTTCAAGTACAAGAAGGATGAGAATAAGAATTTCACTTCTGAGGAGAGTTATTTCTACAAGCAGTACACAGATGCAATGAGTCTCAAGGATATTGAGCATTGTGCAGAGGGTGAGACACCAGATATTATCTCAATTACAGATGGTATGTTCACAGCAAATGACTTCAAGGGTAATGATGGTAATGTTGTTTCTACAAACAAGATTTCAGCAAGATTTATTAATCGAGTAGAACCAAAGGATTATGAGAGTACAGTTCTTGAAGCCAAGTTTGAGGTAGAAGGAATTATCGAATCTATCACAGATGAGGTTGTAAAGGAAGTTCCAACTGGAAATCTTACAATCAGAATGAACGCTATTGGACAGAGAGCAGATGGATTTGGAAAAGATGCTAAGTATGAAGCCGATTCTCTTATTCCAATCAAGATGACAGTTGACAAGTCAATGGCTGATGCATTCAGAAGTGCTGGTTACTATGATGGATGCTTCACAAAACTTGCTGGTGTAGTAATCAATTCTGTTGATATTCAGGAAGTAGTTGAGAAGGCTGCATTTGGTACTGATATTGTAAAGAAGGTAAAGACAACTATTAGAAAGAACGATGTTAAGTCTGGTGTAGCAGCTTCAACAGTATTTGAACACGAACTTACACAGGATATCATTGACACATTAAAGTCTAAGAGAAAGGCTAAGTTAGCTGAAATTAAGGCAGGGGAGTCATCTTCTCAGACAGCAGAAGGATTCCAGAAGAACACTAGCACACCAGCTCCACAGACTACATATAATCCATTTGCACAGCAGTAAGATTAAAAGCCTACTCAAGAGTAATCTTGGGTAGGTGAATCATAAGAAATACAAATAATAAAGGAGATAATTATAACATGGTTGGAAATTTATTAGATTTAACACCAAATAAGGTGTCAGTTGATTTAACTCAGTATTCTACAGTATGGATGGGAGATACAGGTGTTGGTAAAACAACAACTCTCATGAAGTTTTTAAAGGAACTTGTACCAGATAAAGATCCATTCTTCTTAGAGTTTGAAGATAGATATCAGAACATTCCTGGTATTATGGCACAGAAAGTTGATACAATGTCTGATTTTAAGTCAATCATCGGTCAGTTAAAGAATCCAGCACTCAAGAAGAAGTTCTCTTGTATTGTAATTGATACACTTGATAAATATGAAGAATTTTGCGAGAGATATGTACTTGAAAATAGAGATGCAGAAATCTTAAAGGATGTTGGTGCATTTGGTGAAGGTTCTCTTCGTTTCAAGAGTGCATTAAGAAATATTGGTGTAATTCAGAGTCTTGGATATACTGTACATTTTATTGCTCAGTCAACACATAGTAAGGATTTTGATACAAAGAAGGAAAGTGATGCATTAAAGCTTAATAAGAATACATTTTCTTATTGTAGAGAAGCGGCATACCTTGTTGGTTATATGTTCAGAGAGAAGGATGAGAGATACATCACATTTAAGAAGACAGACAAGTATCCAGATTTAAAGGATACATTTGGACTTCCAGATAAGATTAATGTTAATGATCTCAAGAAGGCTTGGACTAAGGCAGTTGAAGATTTAGGTGGAGATTTCACAACTAAGGAAAAGACAATTGATAAGACAGCACCAGTTGAAGACTTTGAAGCAATCAAGGCAAAGGGTATTGAACTTGGTGGATTACTTGCATCCAATGGTCATCTTGCGGAAGCAACAGCAGTTCTTCAGAGAAATCTTGGTCTTGATGATAATGGAAATGTTAAGATGTTTGATACTCTTAGAGATACACAGCTTGATCTTACAAAGGTTATTGTTATGGAACTTGAGGAGTTAATCGAAAAGTTTGGAATTAAGGCGTAACAGATATAAGGGAGGGATTCTTCCCTCCTGTTCTTTGTAAAGTAGGTGTATATGGCTAGATTATCAACATGTAAAGGTTGTGGTAAAAAATTACAACCAGAAGAAAAACACATACACTCTTCAAAAACATACTGTGAAGAGTGTTTTAAGAAAATTGAGAGAGATTCTACTGAATATAAGCAGTTGATTGAATTTATCTGTAATAACTACGAGTTGGAAAAACCAACAGGATTTATGCTCAAACAGATTAAGGAACTTAGAACTGAATACGGATATTCATATGCAGCTATGACTTATACACTTTGGTACTGCAAAGAAATATTAAATAAGTCCTTGATTGAAAAGTATGGAGTTGCGTTAATAAAACATTATTATGATGAAGCAAAAGACTATTATTCACAACAAGAAAGACTAAAAGAACAAATCAACAAATTGTCAGATGTGGAAGTTAAGACTAAAGTTGTAAAGCTTACTTCTATGAATTCCAATAAAAAATCAGCATCTTTGATAGATTTGGGAAATTTGTTAGAAGGTGGTGGTTCAAATTAATTTTAATCAACAGGTAGATAAAAAGGCTATTTTCTTATTATTTGGGTGTTATTGTTTGAATCCAAGATATGTACTGGACGAAAAATATTCAACAAATACAAATGATTATCCTGAGAATTTTCATAAAATGATATGGGGAGCAATTGTAAACATTGCCAAAAAGGGTAACGTAGAAAAGATTACACCTATTGATATTGAAAATGAAATATCACAGTTTGATACAGCTATTTCACTTTGGAAGAATAATGATGGATGGGGATATATTGAATCAGCTATTGAAATGTCTTCTGATAAAATTATGAATGTCGGTAAATATTATGATGATGTTCGTAAGTATTCAATTGTGAGAAATGCCGTAGAATCTTTGAAAATGGATATTAGTTTTCTATATGATGAAAACGATGATGAAAAACTCGAAGCATTTAATAAATTAACAAGTATTGATGTTCTTAATGAAATAAATAACAAATTTATGGATTTCAAATCTATGTGGAAGAATATGTTTGGTGATAACTATTCATTCAAAGCAGGAGATGGAATTACAGACAGATTAAGAGAACATAAGGAACAACAGAATGTATATGGTTATCCATTTCAATCTGGATATTTAACAACTGTATACAGAGGTATGCGTCCTAAGAAATACATATTAAGAAGTTCTGTATCAGGTGGTGGAAAGTCAAGAAGTTCATTAGCTGATGGATGTAATATGGTATCCGACAGAATATACGATTGGAGTAAAAAGGAATGGATATCAACAGGTGAGAGTCAACCAGTATTGTTTATTTCTACAGAGTTGGAAAAAGACGAAATTCAAGATATTATCTTAGCTCATGTAAGTGGTATTGAACAGGATAGAATTGAAACGTGGGATGACATTACACCAGAAGAAGAAAAAATTCTTGAAGAATCAGCAAAATATATTGAAACATATGAATATTATGTTGAATATATGCCTGATTTTACAATAGACCTCATTTCTGAAACAATTGAAAAATACATCTTAAATCATGGAATAGTCGCTTGTTTCTTTGATTATATCAACGATTCCCCTTCGTTATATGAGTATTATTACAACAAAACACATACAAAACTTAGAACAGATCAGATTCTTTTCTTGTTTAGTGCAGCATTGAAGTCAGTATGTAATAAGTTTGGTATTTATTTGGGTTCAGCAACACAGTTAAATGATAACTACAAAGAAGAGAATAATAAGGATGCAGGTGCATTAAAAGGTTCTAAAGCTATCATTGAGAAAGCTGATGGCGGTATTTTAGCATTACCAGTAACTCATAAAGATTTAAAAAAGCTTAAACCTATTCTTGAAAGTGACGGAAGTTTTGGAAAGCTTGTACCTAATATGTCTTATTATATTTTCAAAAATCGTGGTGGTAAATGGAAGACAATTATTATTTGGACAAAGCTTAATATGGGAACTATGAGAGAAGTTGATTGTTTTGTAACAGATTATAACTATGAACTCATAACAGATATAGAGCAAACACTTATTGATTTCAAACTTGATGATGTAGGTGATGTTGGAATTATTGAGACAGATGTTGATGTTTCAGGATCAGATTTAGCGACAGAATTATCAAAAGTATCTAAGTAGGGAGGTATACAATGACCGCCCAAGAATTAAAGGAAAAATTAAAAGAAGATGACATTAGAAAGTTGCTCATAGAAATGGGTGCAACTTTCTATTATGAAGATGATGATATGTGGATTACGGATACTATATGTCATCATGGTACGAAACCAAAGTTATATTATTACAAAGATTCGATGTCTTTCCATTGTTATACCGAATGTGGTCAGTTGGATATCATTGGTGTAGTGATGGGATATAAGGATTATGAGCAGGAAGAATTTCAAAAAGCGATTAACTGGATATGCGTAAAACTCAATTTAGATAATTGTGAATATGGATTTGGAAAGCAAGAACAAATATCAGACTGGGAATTTATTAGGAAGTATAAAAAGAGTAGTAAAAAAGAAGTTAAGGAAAAACCATTAGTTCCATATGATAAAAGTATTTTGAATATATTTCAAAAAATGTATACAGATGAATGGATTAAAGAGGGAATATCCATAGAGACTATGGAAAAATATAATATTCTTTATTCTACATGGCAACAGAAAATTATCATTCCTCATTTTGATGTGAATAATCAATTGATAGGAGTTCGTGGAAGATCCTTAATAGATGAAGATATTGAATTATTTGGTAAATATACTCCATTTAAGGTTGGAAGAAGGTTTTATAATCATTCACTTGGAATGAATTTATTTGGATTGAATCATAACCTGAAAGCTATTCAGAGAAAAAGAAAAATAATGCTTGTAGAAGCTGAAAAATCAGTATTCCAAACTGACACAATGTTTGGCGAAGATAATTTTACAGTTGCTCTATGTGGAAGTAATCTGACTGATTATCAAAAAGGAATGATTTTAATGCTTGGTGTGAAAGAAGTAATTGTTGCATTAGATAAGCAATATGAAACTATTGATTCTGATGAATGTAAAAAATGGGCAAAACACATAAAGGATAAAATCATTGATAAATTGAGTCCATTTGTGGTTGTTTCAGTTTTATGGGATACAAACGATTTACTTGGCTATAAGGATAGTCCAACAGATAGAGGTAAGGAAATTTTATTACAACTAATGGATAATAAGATATATGTAGGAACTAATCAATAAGGAAGGAGTGTAAATTTGAGTTTCAAATATGACATATTAGGTAAGGTTAGATTCGGAAATGAGTTGGAAGATATTTTGAAATTGAAAGGTATCAAAGATATAAACTCCTTTCTGAATCCTACTATTAAAAATACAGAGAGTGAATTACTCTTTGATAATATAGAAAAAGCAAGAGATGTGTTTATAAAGCATATAAGAAATAAAGATGTTATAGATTTACTGGTAGATTGTGATGTTGATGGATTTACATCAGCATCCAATATTTATCAGTATATAAAAAGATTAAATCCTGACATTGAAGTTAGATGTTTTATTCACAAAGGTAAAATTCATGGATTATCTGAATTTGTTGATAGTATGTGTGAAGATGATTCAAAGCTTGTTATTGTTCCAGATGCAGGTTCAGGAGATTCTAAGGAGTGTGAAAAACTTATAGAAAGTGGAAAAGATGTAATTATTTTGGATCATCATAGTATTGATGCAAGTGATAATCCTGCAATAGTTGTAAATAATCAACTTTCGTATAGAATAACCGACAAAGCGATGACTGGTGTTGGTATTACATATAAGTTTACAAAATTATTGGATAAATATTATGGAGTCGATTATGCAGATGATTATTTGGATTTAGTTGCATTTGGAATGATTGGAGATAGAGCTGATACAGTTAATCTTCAGACAAGATATCTAATTCTAAAAGGATTGGAACAGATAAGGAATAAAACGAATAAAAATAAACTTATATCTGTTTTAGTAGATGCTCAGATGTATTCAATGAATAATAAAATTACAATAAATGGAATTGGATTTTATGTTTGTCCTCTTATGAACTCAATGATTCGTTTGGGAGAATATGAAGATAAGTGTTATATGTTTGAAGCATTGTGTAATTCAGATGAGATGATTGATAGAAAAGTGAGAGGAAAAGGAATGGTCAATATGACTATTCAAGAATATGTATTGAAAGCTTGTCAATCATCAAATAGAAAGCAGAAGAAGATAACAGAGGAAAGTGCTGCTGTTTTATCTGAAGAGATTAAAAAGTTCAACATGGATAAATTACCTATTCTTGTATGTAATGCAAGAGATGATGTTGATAGTAATTCAACTGGTCTTATAGCAAATAGATTAGCAGATCAATATCAAAGACCATGCTTACTTATGAGAAGAAAAGGTGATATATGTAAAGGAAGTGGACGAGGTAGTGATAAATGTGAAATCATAGACTTTAATCAATGGTGTAAAGATACTGGATTATTCAATAAGGTTGAAGGACACCCAGGAGCATTTGGTTGTGAAATAGATTTTGATAATACAAATAAACTGTTTTCATTACTTTCTACGATGAGAAAGATAGATGAACCAACATATCATGTATATAACGTGTATGATTCTAATCAGATTCACGATCAGATAATAAAAAATGTTGCTAAGTATGATTATGTATGGGGCAACACAGTGAGCGAGCCTATATTTCTTATTAAAAATATCCCATGTAATAAATATAATTTATATCTCCTTGGTTCAAAGCAGAATAAGATTGAATTCACATATCATAATATAAAATTTGTCAAACAAACAAAAGGTAGTTCATTAGCTTCTTTATATAAGAAAATTATTTCTATTGGAGATAATTTTGAGTTTGACATTGTAGGAAGATTTTCAATTGATTATAAGTCTGGTAAAGCAGCTCAAGTATTAGTTGAAGATTGGATGTTTTATAAAAGCGACAAAGTACAAGGATTTTTCGGATAAGGCGGTGGTTTAAATAATAGATAAGAGTAAGATTTGGGGCTACGATTTCGAGGTGTACTCCCGAATAAATTGGTTTTGTGTAACATTTATAAATCATGAAGATAGAACAAAAGAAGTAGTAGTTGTAAATGATAAGCAGAAATTAACAGAATTTTATAATAAACACAAAGATGATATTTTTATTTCATACAACGGTAGACAATATGATACAGGAATTTTTAAAGGAATTCTTGATGGAATGAATGTCGGTTATGTGAATGATAAACTCATCAAAGAAGGAAAGAAACCTTTTCAGGTAGTTAAAAATGCTAAAAATTATCCATTAAATGATTATGATGCCATTTTGAAAGATAAGTCATTGAAGCAATTGGAAGCATTTATGGGTGATGACATTAGAGAAACAGAAGTAGACTTCAACATTGATAGACCATTGACAGATGAAGAAATACAACAGACATTATATTACAACAGACATGATGTAATTGAGGTTTTGCGTGTACTTGATTATTGTTGGGATGATTTTGAAGGTCAATTAGATATTATTGAGTTATATGGACTTGATATGTCATACTTCACAAAAACAAAAGTACAGTTAGCAGTTTCTCCCAAAATTCTAAATGCTGTAAACCAGCATACTCTCGATGATGAATTCGACATTAGACTCCCAGAAACAATTCAGTTATCAGATAAATATAAGTTCATTCCAGAATGGTATCTTAATCCTAAGAATTGGAGATACAAAGAACATTTACATTCTGAAGATGATCAACATAATAATCAGTTATGTTGTAATGTTGCAGGTATTCCTCATGTATTCGCATGGGGAGGCTGTCATGGAGCAGATGATAAACAATCTGTATTTGAAGGAATTATTCTTCATGCTGACGTTGCATCCATGTATCCGACTACTGATATTGAATATGGTTTATTGAGTAGAAAATTCAAGAATCCAGATGACTTTAAGCAGATGAGAAATTTCAGATTAAAACTTAAAGCTGAAGGAAATTCCAAGAACAAGGCATTAAAACCTATGATAAATGGTGTATATGGTGCAGGTAAAGATAGAAACAATCCATCTTACGATCCACTTATGGCTAATCTTACTTGTATATTTGGACAGATGTTTATTCTTGATTTGATTGATAAACTCGAACCTTATTGTAGATTATTACAGACAAACACAGATGGTATTTTTGTTCTTTGTGAAAATGAAGAGATGAAAAATAAGGTCATCAATATCACAAATGAAGTAGGAAAAAGACTCAAAATGGAATTTGAGATAGATGAATATACAAAGTTGATTCAGAAAGATGTTAATAATTACATTGCTGTTATGAAGAATGGAAAACTTGAGTGTAAGGGTGCAATGGTAAAGTTCAATAAGCCTATTGATAATGATTTACCTATTCTCAATGATGCGGTAAGAAATTATCTTGCGTCAGGTATTCCAGTTGAACAGACAATAAATGAATGTAATGAATATATCAAATTTCAAAAGGTCATTAAACTTTCAGCAAAGTATAAAGAGATTTGGTATGGAAATGGTGTAGCTGCAAAAGATGGAAAAATCTCATCTATAAATGGAGAATTATTAAAGGGTAAGGTACATAGAGTATTTGCTAGTACAAAAAAATCTGACGGATCTATTTATAAGTTAAAGGTTGAAAAAGGTGTTAAATCATATGAACAGTTTGCTAATACGCCAACTCATTTATTTATAGATAATGAGGATATTCACGAAAAAGAAATTCCTGAATACTTGAATAAAGAATATTACATCAATGAAGCAAAGAAAAGAATTGAGATGTTCTTGACTAATGATGAAGAAAAAGTAGACGAAACACCAAATATTTTATTCAAATGTATGTGTGAAAGTCCTACATTTTATGATTTTTTAGAGAAGTGTTCGGAGAATAATATAACGAAGAAAGTATTAGAGCAGTATTTAATTGCAGATTGTTGTTCTAATTATGGAAAAACGAAGAAGTTATTGGTATTCAGAGATTATTTTCTTATGCTATATGGAAAAGATAAAATGACAGTAACTACATTAAATAAGAAGTTCTCAGATGAAAATATCAAATCTATTGTTATATCAAATTCAGAATTATCAAAGACAGGAAAATCATATAACAATCTTGATTCTAAGAAAGCTCTTTTAGAAATTTTCAATGTTATTCCAGATGAACATATTGATCCGTATGAAATTATGGAAATGCAAGTAAATAAATTTGGAACAGTGAGATATAAGGATTGCTCACTTACAAATAGATATTTTGTTCTTAATACTCGAAACATTATCGCTCCTAATTTAATTCTTTATAACATGAGTAATGGAGAAATTCAGTATAGAAAGATTAAGAAAGAAATTTTCAAAATACTTCCTTTACATGATGGTGACATTATTGATGTTAAAAATTCTGAAAAACAATTCGGAATGAAAATCATAGGAAAAGATGATGAAGGAAAAAATATTGTGGTTGCTGATATAGATAAGGAATATGACGTAATTACACAATATGACATAGTTTATAGAAAGTACGGTAAAGGAAATTCGCTTCTAACAGATTGTGAGGTATGCTAGTGGAAGAAGAAAAGATTTTAAAATTTGAATGTACTTTGGATAGGATTTTCTATCCAAAGTATTGTAAAAAAGTTGAGTCTGGTGAGTTCGCTATATTCAGTGCTGTTATATCGAAATGGCTTGAGAATAAAGTGGATGAGCTTTATACAATCAAAATGAAAGGCAATTGTTGTAGCCTTGAATATGGAACTACATATAAGGTTTTCTGTAAATTAGCAGAAACACACGAACAATATGGAGATACATATGAAATTGTGTATATCAGCAAATGTATTGATATTTCAAGCAAGGACAAACAGAAAGAATTTTTGAAAAATGTTTTGAATGAAAATCTTGTTGATAAATTATTTGATGAGTATGATGATGTGATTCAGCTTTTGGAAAATAGAGATGTGAAATCTCTTATGAAGATAAAAGGTATCGGAAATCAAGTGGCTTTAAAAATGATTGACGAATATGAAGAATCTAAAGATTATAGCTCTATTTATATGGAACTCGGTCAGTTGGGATTAACACATACTTTCATTAAAAAACTTGTAGATTTTTATCATTCACCAGACACAGTAATTGATATAGTTAGAAATAACCCATATGATCTCGTGCGTGTAGAGGGTGTTGGATTCAAGAAAGCAGATGAAGTTGCTTGTAAAGTAGGAATTGGTCAGTATGACATTAGACGAATCAAAGGATTTTTATTACATCACTTAAATGACCAAGGAGAAGCAGGTAAGAGTTATCTTAATTATCAGGAACTTATGAAAGCATTGTATGATACTTTGGGATTTGTACCAGAAGAGGTTGTAAATGCTACTGCAAAACAGATGATTGACAATGAAGATGTAGTTGTACTTGATAATGGATCGAAAATTGCGCTTAAAAAGTTTTACAATTTGGAGAATAACATAATGAAAGAACTTATGAGACTTCAGATTGGACTTGTGAAAGTAGTAGAAAATGACTCAGATGAAGTAAGTATTCACGATGATTATATTCCAAAGTCATTTAATATTGGTAATTGGGAATCAATTGTTAAAAAAGTAGAAGAAAAGCAGGGCTTTGATTTTACAGAAGAACAGAGAGCTGCTATCAAATTGAGTCTTGATAATCATGTTATGGCTTTGACTGGTCTGGCTGGTGCAGGAAAAACCAGCACAGCCAATGGTATTTGTTCATTATATGACGATTACAATATTTTAGCTTGTGCGTTATCTGGTAAAGCAAGTGTAAGAATCACAGAAGCGACAGGATTACCTGCAAGTACAATTCATAGAGCTTTAGGATATCAAAATGGCGAGTTTATGTTCAACAAAGAGAATAAATTAGCAGTAGATATTGTTCTGATTGATGAAGCAACTATGATAAATGGTACATTGTTTTTATCTTTACTAGAAGCAATTCCAACAGGTGCAAAAGTGATTATCATGGGTGATGTTCAGCAGCTTACTCCAATAGGAAATTGTCAGGTATTTGCTGATATTCTCGATAGCAATGTACTTCCAGTTGTTAAACTTACAAAACCTCATAGACAAGCTCTTATGAGTGGTATTATTCCAACATCAATTAAAGTGGCAAATCAGGAACAAATTTTTGATAACAGATTTGAAGGAAATGCTATTCTTGGTGAGTTAAAAGATATGGAGTTGGATATTTCCAATTCAAAGGAATCTATGGCAGATTGTATCATAAGACATTTCCAAACAGAAATGGAAAAGTTCAATGATATTATGGAAGTTCAGGTATGTGTCCCTATGAGATTAAAAGGGGAACTGTCTTGTTATAATCTTAACGCTAAAATCCAAAGTCTTTACAATCCAAAATTCAATGATGGTAATGAGATTGAAATTTTCTTAGAGAAAAAGAACGATGAGGCTAAGAAATATATGATTAGAGTTGGAGATAAGGTATTAAACACAAAGAATAATTACAAGTGTACTAATACCGATGGAGATGTTACACCTGTTTTCAATGGAAATATAGGAATTGTAAAAGAAATTGAAGACAATGGATATTGCACAATTGATTTTGTTGGAATTGGAGAAGTGTTATTCAGTAAGGGTGATTCTAAAAATCTTGAACTTGCTTATGCTTGTACAGTTCATAAGATGCAAGGATCTGGTTTTACATCAACAATTGTTGGTATGGATACAGGAAGTTACATAATGAATAACTCAGAATTGCTTTATACAGCTATTACAAGAGCAAAGAAGTATTGTGTATTAGTTGGTAACAATTATGCCATTACAAAAGCTATTCAGACGAAAGAAGTAAGAACAAAGCAGACATTTTTAAAAGATATGTTACTTGAAAACGCTTACAGATTAAAAGAAAACGAAAAAGGAGAATAATCGTATGAGTACTATTTATGAACTTACAGGAGAATTCCTTCAGCTTTTAGATATGTTGGAGGACGAAGAAGTAGATGAACAGGTAATTATGGACACATTAGAGTCAGTTGAATATGAAATCGAAGATAAAGCTGATGGATATGCAAAAATTATTAAAGCACTTGAGGCTGACGTAGATGGTATTCAGAAAGAGAATGATAGATTATCTGCTCGTAAAAAGACATATGAGAACAGAATCAAGTGGTTAAAGCAGAATCTTGAGATGTGTATGAGAGCGACAGGAAAGAAGAAATTTACAACTGATTTATTCTCATTCAATATTCAGAAGAATGGTGGAAAGAGAAAACTCACTATTGATGTTGATGTAGAAAACATTCCAGAAGAATATCGAATCAAGCAGCCTGACGCAGTAAATGGTGATAAGTTAAGAGAATATTTAAAAGAGAATGGTCTTGAAGGTCAGGATGGTTCACTTAACTGTGAATGGTGTCATTTAGAGCCACAGGGAGAGAGTTTGAGGATAAGATAAGATTTTGAAGTCTCGGAAGCCTTGATTTATAAGGGTTTCCGAGGTCGAAAAATCCTTTGAAACCGTTCTTTCTTTTGATTCGTAAAAATGACAAAATAATCATAATGTTAAGAGGTTGAAGTTGATGGACAATAGAGCGATTACTAAATATAAACTTCTGATTAAAGTTTGTGATCAAAAAGAATGTGCCAAGTACAATCCATTCGGATTATGTTATGTAGATGACTGTATGAGTTGTCCAAATTCAAGAGTAAAAATTACTCGTGAAGATGGAGTTGTTATGCGTGATGATTTTAAAAACAATAAAAATACTGCCAAAGAAGATAAAATATGGTCTTATAGAAGAATGCTCGAAAGAGATGGTGTTGGACTTTTTGAAGAAATGTATGATGATATTAAATTTTCAAAATTACAAAAATGGTATTTAAAGAAACTATTAAATAAGACAAAGAAAGAAATTAAGTGAAAAAATAATAACAACTTAGATGAAGCTTCTGCTTCATATTAAAAAAGAGAATAAATAAATGTGGTGGTGGAATATGTAGACACGAAATATCCGTTATGTAGCGAGAAATGTACTTAAGTGTACGACTGAACAATGCGCTTGGCTGTTAACCAAGAGTACGGAAGTTCTTTTCCCATGGCGGTCACGTTAATAATACCTCTGTTTGTACAGTAATGTATATGTAGGGTGAAAATCCCTACCCACATATTATTAAATATAACGACAGTTTCTTTGGAAGAAAGGAAGGAAATTATGAACACAATTGTTGTAAATTTGTTTGGCGAACCATCGGTAGGTAAAAGCACCTGTGCTATGGATATTGCAGCAAGATTAAAAAGAAACGGAATTAATGCTGAATATGTTTCAGAATTTGCCAAAGATAAAGTCTATGAAAATAATGATGAGGTATTTAAACACCAAGAATATCTTTTTGGTAAACAGTCATTCAAGATGGGAAGAGTCAAAGGAAAAGTACAAGTAATAGTAGTTGATTCCCCATTAATCTTAGGTGCTATATATAACAGAGATGAAGTATTAGGAGAAGATTTTAACAAGACTGTGTTAAATGTATTCAATTCATATAATAATAGAAATTATTTACTCACAAGACACCATTCTTATGAAAACGAAGGAAGATTCCAGAATGAAGACGAAGCAAAAGAAGTGAGAAAAGAAATTATTGATAAGTTAAATCAGTACAATATTAAATATGAAGAGATTGCTTCTACAGAATCAAATTGTGAATACATAGTGGAAGAAGTTATGGAGGAAATTAGAAATGAACAGTAAAGGACATTTATTTATTAGTTTAGGAAAATCAGCAATCAGAGTAATTGGTGGAATTGTAACATTAGTGAACGGTTCGATTATTCCATTAGCAGTAGGAATTATTGTTGCTGAAGTTGGTGGAGTGTTAGAAGAATTGGTTGATGAGAGATAGGTTAAAAAGCGATAGTTTCTTGTGAAAATTAAGGAGGCAAAAATGAACAGAATAACTATTAATGGTAAAACAATCACATGTTCAGGAGCTAATGTTGTCATCAACAATGGAAAGGTTATTGTAGATGGTAAAACAATTCAAGAGTGTAATAGTGGTGATATTAAAGTCGTCATCGAAGGAGATGTCAACAAAATTGATTGTGGTGGATCAGTAGAAGTTCATGGCAATTCAGGAAGTATTGATTGCGGTGGTAGTTGTGAAGTCAGTGGAGATGTCAAAGGAGATATAGATGCAGGTGGCTCTGTAACTTGTGGTAACGTATTAGGTGATATAGATGCTGGTGGAAGTGTGAGATGTAGAAGATAAGGAGAATAACATAATGTATAACAAATTAACAGACAAACAGTATAACATTGCCATTGGTATTATCTTACTTTGGGGATTTTTAGTGAATACAATAATGTGTGTATTTTTTCAAGACACATTTTGCAACTTAAATCCAACAATGGTATTAATTGGCTACTTTGTAGTTGCATTAGCAGGTATTGGTATGAGTGAGTTTTCAGACAACCCAATTGTGAGTTTTATAGGATATAACTTAGTTGTATTGCCAGTTGGTGTAGTTTTAAGTATTTGCTTAAAGGATTATTATATGTCATCCATTGTACAAGCTTTTATTTTGACTACTTTGATTACCATTGTGCTTATCATTGTATCAAGTATTAAACCAGAAATATTTCTATCAATGGGAAAAACATTATTTATTTGTTTATCAGCAGTTATAGTAATTGAATTTATTATGATTTTATTTGGTAATGTACCTAAATGGTGGGATTGGATTGTCGCATTGTTATTCTGCGGATATATTGGATATGATTGGGCAGAAGCACAAAATAATGCAAAAACTTTAGATAATGCTATAGATAGTGCAGTTGCTTTATATCTTGATATCATCAATTTGTTTTTAAGACTGTTAGGAAGCAGTAAAGATGATGATTAAAAGTAGCAGGAAACCATTATTTCATGTGGATATTAGGAGGTAGATAATGAAAGCAATTTTACAGTATACGGATTGTATGCGTGACGATAAGAATGTTTTTGGAGTATTAGCTTTGAACAATGTAGAAGTAATTAAAACGAAACAGGGAATGTCTATTTATCCACTTGTTACAATTAGAGTCAAAGATACAGATACACTCAACAAAATTCTAAAACAACTAAATGAAAAATCGCATTACGGGGTTAGGATTGCAAAAGTGAAATCAGATAAATCATTTATTGAGAGATTGAAGATGTTATTTGAATAAATTCATAGGAAACTAAACTTTTATTAGAATAGTGGTGATTGAAATGAAGAAAATATTAAAATCAATAATGCTTACATTGTTATGGTTTCTGCTAATTACAATGGTTTGTATTGCTGTTAGAGGAATTGTTTACATACTCGGCTTATTAATTGGAGAAACCATGGCAGTGTTATTGATAACTATATTGTTACTAATATTCATAGCAATATTTATTTATAAAGAATTTTTATAGGAGGATTAAATGGGAACAATTACAATTTTACCAGAAACAACAAAGAATCCTATTACACTAATGGGAATGAGGGCTGGCACATGTTGGAATGCCAATATAACAGATAACGAGAAAAATTATAAGCGTGGTCTTGACTGTATTAAATCTGGACATGGACGAGTTATGGAATTTGTAAATGTGGAAATGATTATTGATGGATATTCAGCGAAGGTTTTGAGGGAATATTACACTCATATAGGTGGTTCACCTTCTCGTTTACAGGCGAGTACAAGGTATATCAATTATTCTAAAGGAAGTGGATTTACTTATGTGACCCCAAAATCTATAGAAAAAAACGAAGCAAAAACTGCATGGGATGCATGGATGCATACTTTAAATGATGCAATTAAAACTCTTATAGCAGAATACGATGTTCCAGTTGAAGATGCAACTATGTTACTTCCATTGGCTTACTCTTCTAAAATGGTGGACAAGCGAAATCTTAGAAATCTTGTTGATATGAGCAGACAACGTATGTGTAGTAGAGCATATTGGGAATATAGAGAGCTTTTCAATGATATTTGCAATGCATTGAGAGAATATTCAGATGAATGGAAGTGGATTGTAGATAATCTTTTCCATGCAAAATGTGATGAAGTTGGATATTGTACAGAAAGTAAGTCTTGTAGCAGAAAGCCAAAGAGACAGTAAATGTTCATTTTATAAGAATTAGAAAGGAGAACAATGAATAGAAATCAGATAGTTGATAGAGTCAATGAACTCAACAAGGCATCAGAAGCTTATTATAATACTGGGCAGACTATTATGAGTGATGCTGAGTTTGATAATAAACTTGAAGAACTCAAACAATGGGAAAAAGAAACTGGTATTGTATTATCTAACAGTCCAACACATAACGTTGGTTCAACAGTATTAGACAATATAAAAGAAGTTACTCATAAAACACCAATGCTTTCACTTGAAAAGTGCCACAGCACAGAAGAGATTATTAAATTTGCGAATAATCATAATCTTGTGGCTTCTGTAAAGCTCGATGGTTTAACTGTACGTCTTACTTATAGAGATGGTAATTTAGTTTTAGCAGAATCAAGAGGAAATGGTGTAGTTGGATCTGATGTGACAGAACACGTTAAACAGTTTACTAATGTTCCATTACATATTAATAAGGAAGGAACTTATATAATTGATGGTGAAGCATTAATTAAATTAGATGATTTTGTAGAGATTAACAAAAACGGAGAATATAAGAATAGCCGTAATTTAGCAGCAGGTACATTATCAAATCTTAATACATCAGTAGTAAAAGATAGAAAGCTATCTTGGTATGCTTGGGAAGTCGTAGAAGGTGCTAAAGAGAGCAAGTCATTTACATTTTCACTTATAGAAGCAGAAGAATTGGGATTAGATGTTGTTCCTAATGCTAATCTAGGATATTCGGAAATGGATATAGAAGAAGTTATTGAGTATTGTTTTGATAAAGCAAAAGAATATAATCTTCCTCAAGATGGCGTGGTATTTAAGTTTGATGATGTTGAATATGGAAAATCTCTTGGAAATACAAATCATCATTTTAGAAATGGTATTGCCTATAAAGTGTTTAATGATTCAGTAGAAACAATATTAAAAGATATTGAATGGAGTTGTGGTAAGACTGGAATTTTAACACCTGTAGCAATTTTCAATACGGTAGACATTGATGGTAGTGAAGTAAGTCGTGCATCACTTCATAATGTTTCTGTAATGAATGAGATTCTTGGAAGAAGTTGGAAAGGTCAGAAGATTGGCGTTTATAAAGCCAATATGATTATTCCTGCTATAAGGTGGGCAGAGCAATTTGATTCTAGCAAGTTTGACGATTTAGTTTTAGATGTGTCATATATCAACATTCCAGATAAATGTCCGATATGTGGTCAGCCTACTAAGATAGTAAAAGATAACAATTCAGAAATACTTGTATGTACCAATGATAATTGTAAGGGCAAGCTTCTTGGCAAACTTACACATGCGGCTAGTAAGAACGCACTTAACATTGATGGTCTTTCAGAATCTACAGTAGAAAAATTCATCAATCTTGGTTGGTTAAATTCCATTAAGGATATTTATCATTTATCAGACCACGAAAGTGAGATGAAAACTTTAGACGGATTTGGTAAGAAATCAGCAGATAAGCTTCTTGGTTCTATTGAAAAATCTCGTAAGACAACACTCGATAGATTTATTTTCTCACTTTCAATTTCTATGATTGGAAAGACAGTAAGTAAATTAATTGCAGAAAAGGTTAATTATAGCATCAGAGAATTTATTACAATTATGGGAACAAAAAGAGCTGTTTATTTTTCTTCTCTTGATGGTATAGGTGACAAGGCTATATCCTCGCTTGATTCTTATTGGTATAAATATTCCAATATAGTTTACGAACTATCAAAAGAATTTAATTTTGAAACACCTAATGTAGTCTTAGATGAAATCCCAAATATATTACAAGGTAAAACATTCGTTGTAACTGGCTCAGTACATCATTATAAAAATCGTGATGAATTAAAAGCCGATATAGTTGCTCATGGCGGTACAGTCGTAGGTTCTGTAAGTTCTAAAACATCTTATCTTATTAACAATGATATCAATTCAACTTCATCTAAAAATCAGAAAGCAAAATCGCTTAATATTCCAATTATTTCAGAAGAAGAATTCCTTTCTATGATCCAGTAGATTAGATTTTGTTCGTTATAGAAGGAGGTGACAAAGAAACGTGAATTATATAAATGCAGGTAAGTTAAGAAGTTTTCTCGAAAATGTTCCTTCAAATTCTTATGTAGCTGTAGGTACAAGAGAGAATAATGAAATAGAAGAAATTAGACAAGAATCTGGCATTGTTGATATGAATATAAAATCTGTCGGATTCGATACTAATAATTCTAATGAAGTATATGTCAAATTATATACAAATAAATATAGCGGAAGTGGGTGTTTAAGATTTACAAGATAAGCAATATGGCTATATCTCTCGTATTAGCAAGCACGCTTGTCGCCCCTTTGAGGTCAGAAAACATACAAGCTATAACTGCTAATGCAGCACAGATTAACTATTATGAATCGCATTTTTATGTAAAAACCAGAGAAAAAATGCTTCAACGACAACTAGAAATGAATAAATGCCAAAAAAATATAGCAACAGAGAATAATGAAGAGGATGATACAACTCCTGTCATTATAGAAGAAACTTATTATATTGATATGGATGTACCAGGAAGTAAAACATTCAAATCATATATGGATGCAAGGTTAATAACAAGTACAAATTCAGCACAATATAAGCTTAAGTCTGAGTATGAGCTTGATGATTCAGGCATTTATATGATTGATGGACGTTATGCTTGTGCCATCGGTTCTTATTACACTACTGAAATAGGCACAAAATTTGATGTTGTTATGGAATCAGGTGAAGTAATTCCTTGTATTCTTGCTGATTGCAAAGCAGATGAGCACACCGATAATTTAGGACAATATACTATAAGTAATGATTCGATTGTAGAGTTTATTGTTCATAGTCCTACATTAATCCCTAATATTTCAAATCGTTGGGGAAATACGGGTGATGTATCTACTTTAGGTGGTATTTTTGAAGGCGAAATAGCTTACATAAGAATGTATTTTAATGATAATGAAGAATAGGAGAATAATATTATGTTAGAAACAACAGCAGTTGTAAAACTTGATACTATTCAAAAAGTTAAAGATTTTGTAGAAATAGTATCGAAATATGATGAAGAAATCACAATTAAGACACATAGATATGAAGTTAATGCTAAATCAATTATGGCTATATTTTCACTAAACTTACTAGAATTAGTTAATGTGTGTTTATATTGTGATGATGGTACTGTAACAAATAGATTTGTTAATGACATGAAAGGATTTGCATGATTGTATTAGTAGGAAAAAGCTGTTCTGGTAAGGATAGTGTAGCAAAAATATTGTACTCTATGGGATATTCAAGGGTTGCCACCTGTACAACAAGACCTATGAGAATAGGAGAGACTGATGGTGTAGATTATTATTTCATTACACAGTCTAAATTTATGAATATGATCGAAAAAGGCGATTTTGCAGAATATAGAGAATACGAAACTGAAAAAGGAATGTGGTTATATGGCAGTCGTTTAGATGATTATAAATATGCATCTAATAAGGTCATTATTTTAACCCCTGAAGGTCTTGAAAATATTAAGAAGAAATATCCTTATTTACCTATTGTTTCTATATACCTTGAGGTATCTAATAAAGAACTTAAAAAGAGAATGTTCATGCGTTCCAATGGTTCTATTGAAGACACCAAAGAAAACAAGCGTAGATATAAAGCTGATAAGAAAGATTTCAAGCATATTAAGAAGTATGTTGATTATGTAGTGAATAATGAATTAAGGGATGCTTACGATACTGCTCATATCTGTAAGGAGTTAGATGAAATTGAAAAAAGAAAACATAGAAAGAATTTATTGTGGAAATCGTAATTGTCCATATATAGATTGTGTAAGACATAATAAGAACACACCGTTTAATGTCCAATTCCTTAGAGAAAATTATAGCTTAGATAAAAATGGTGAATGTAAATACAAATTAAGCGATTGGAGGATTGATTATGTTAATAGAGACTACAGAAATTAATATGAATAATATTACTGTTAGCGATTGTATAGAATTGTTTGAATGTAAGAATACAAGAGTCGTTATTAGTGATGGTAATGTTGTTGAATTTGAGGAGGAATAAATATTGAAGGTAATTAAAAGAGATTGTTCAGAAGTTAATTTTGATAAATCAAAAATATCATCCGCAATTCTTAAAGCTATGAAAAATGGATCTGGTATTGTAAAGCCTAAGATTGCAGAAGATATTGCAGAAGAGATTGAAAATGAATGTAAGGATAAAGACGAAGTAAGTATCTCTGATATTGAATCAATGGTTTATGATAAATTGATTACAAAGAAACAGAGACTTACTGCAAAAGCGTATGAAGGATATAGAAGTATTCGTGAGTTTCAGAGAGAAAATGAGAATACGACAGATTCCGAGGTTGATGAACTGTTAGATGGTGAAAGTGAATATTGGAATACTGAAAATTCTAATAAAAACTCAAAAGTGTTAAATACTCAGCGTGATTATATGGCAGGAATTGTTAGCAAAGATATTTCTCGTAGATTTTTACTTCCACCAGAAGTTGTACAAGCACACGATGAAGGTATTATTCATTTCCATGATATTGACTATTTTGGTATGAATGCGATGAGCAACTGCTCACTTATTAATCTTGAAGATATGTTACAGAATGGTACTTGTATTAACAAGGTAATGATTGAAAAACCACATAGATTTATTACTGCTTGTACAATCGCCACTCAGATTATTCTTGGTGTTACGTCACTTCAGTATGGAGGGGCTACAATTACTCTTACACATTTAGCACCATTTGTAAGAGATAGTTACAACAAATACTATGAGAAATATAAGTCATGGGGATTTTCTGATGAAGATTGTAAGAGATATGCAGAATCTGATACTAAAAAAGAAGTAGCAGATGGTGTTCAGACTTTTAACTATCAGTGCAATTCTATGTCTAACTCAAATGGGCAGTCTCCTTTTTTGAGTGTATTCATGTATCTTGGAGAGACTACAGAGTATAAGAAAGAACTCGCAATGATTATTGAAGAGTTTCTTAATCAGAGATTACTTGGTCTTAAAAATGAAGTTGGCGTATATGTCACACAGGCATTTCCAAAACTTCTCTATGTCTTAGAAGAAGATAATATCCATGAAAATTCCCCTTATTGGTATTTAACAAAACTTGCAGCTAAGTGTACTGCAAAAAGAATGAACCCTGATTATATTTCAGAGAAGATTATGAAGAAATATAAAGAAGGTAACTGTTTTCCATGTATGGGCTGCCGTAGTTTTCTTTCACCTTATAAAGATGAGAATGGTAATTATAAATTTTATGGAAGACTAAATCAAGGTGTTGTCACATTAAACCTTGTAGATGTCGCATTATCATCTGAAGGAGATTATGAAAAGTTTTGGGATTTGATGGAACAGAGAACAGAATTATGTCATAAAGCATTACTTTGCAGACATAAACGATTAGAAGGAACATTATCTGATGTCGCACCTTTATTATGGCAGTATGGAGCATTTGCGAGACTTGAAAAGGGTGAGAAGATTGATAAATTACTTCATAATGGATATGCAAGTATTTCACTTGGATATGCAGGGCTATATGAATGTGTAAAATATATGACTGGTAAATCACATATTGATTCACAGGAAGGTCATGATTTTGGCATTAAAGTAATGCAGTTTATGAACGATAAATGTGACCAGTGGAATAAAGAACATTATATTGGATTTTCAATTTACGGATCTCCAATCGAAAATACAACGTATAAATTTGCAAAGTGTCTACAGAAACGCTTTGGAATTATTAAAGGTATTACAGATAGAAATTATATCACAAACAGTTATCATACATTTGTAAAAGAACCAATTAATGCATTTGATAAACTTACTAAAGAATCAGAATTTCAGGCGTTATCACTTGGAGGTGCAATATCTTATGTTGAAACAGATGGATTGGTAAATAATGTAGATGCTATTTTGGAAATGAACAAATTCATCTACGACCATATCATGTATGCAGAAGAAAATACAAAGTCTGATTACTGTCAGGTTTGTGGTTACGACGGTGAAATCAAAATTATTGATGAAGGTGGCGAACTTATTTGGGAATGCCCAAATTGCCACAATAGAGATAAAGACAAGATGAATGTAGCAAGAAGGACTTGTGGATATATTGGAACTAATTACTGGGGAAAAGGACGTACTCAGGAAATTAAGGAGAGATATGTTCATACGACAGATATTGCGGAGGATTTATAATGAGATACGCACAGATTAGATCTATGGATATTTCTAATGGAGAGGGAGTAGGAGTCTCCCTCTTCGTCCAAGGTTGTCCATTTCACTGTAAAAACTGTTTTAATTCTGATACATGGGATTTTAATGGTGGTAAAGAATGGACAGAAGAAATAAAAGATAGATTTATGAAATTAATTGATAGACCATATATTAAACGAATATCATTTCTTGGTGGTGAGTGTTTAGCAGAACAGAACCTTGATGAAGTCCTCAAATTAGTCCAAGAAATCCGTATTTCATTTCCTAAGAAATCTATTTGGTTATATACGGGATATGAATTATCAGAGATTATAAAGCAAGAACAATACGAGAAAGTTAGTGGAATACCTAGTGTTTGGACAAAACGATGGAAGATAATTTCTAATATAGATGTGCTTGTTGACGGAGAATATATAGATGAGCAGAAAGACCTTACATTGAAATGGCGAGGCAGTAAGAACCAAAACTGTATTGATGTGAAACAATCTCTTGCTCAGAACAAAGTAGTTTTATATTGTGATTAGGAGGTAATTAATATGTCTTATGTAGATATTGCAAATGAAGAATCATCTGGTGTTCAGATTGATGGTGAAGACTATTATGTTGCGTTGCGTAACCTTGAAAACAAGTATGGGTATGATGAAGATATTGCAACAATAATTAGAATGTGTAACCAATGGGAAAATAGCTTTCATAAAATGGAAGGTCGTTGCAATGAAATTATTAGTGCAACAACTTTATATGAAGCACAAATTAAATCTATATTAGAAAAAAATAGAGGATAAATAAAAGGAAGAATAACAATGACTAAAGAAGATGTAAGGAAGGGCATGGTTTTATACTATGCCCGAATATTAAAAGCTGTAGGCATATACGAAGTAAGTGAGTTGCTTATAAGAACAGTAGAAGATGATTATTTTGTTGGTGTTGATAAGCGTGATAAACATGTATATTTATTTTCATATAATAATCTTAACCAATTAATATTTAACGATAGACAAAAATGTTTAGATACTGTATTAGACAGTGAAAAGAATGCACCTAAAATAAGTAGCGAAAAAGAATATGAAGAATATTAGTAAGGCACAATGATAAAATGATATATGAAATTAAAGATTTAACTAAAATAACAACTTGTAGCACTTTGGCTAAAGAGTTAAATGAAACCAATGAAGCATTTTATGAATATGTATCTGATTGTATTTTTTCAAAGATAGTAAACTCTCAGATATCGCATAATTTGTTTAAATATGAACGATTTATTCATTTTTTAAAAAGAAGATATTTTAATGATTGTGACAATACAGAATTAATATATACAATTGGACTATGTATTTCGACAATTGAAATTTGTAAACATCAATATAATTATTTATACAATGAATACAACACAAATAATATAATAAAAGAGTTATTGCAAGATGATAATAAGAAGAAAATAATTCTAAAAATATATAATAATCCTGACATACCTTTAATAAAATTAATTAATGATCTTGATATTACGCTTGAAAATGAATCATCCGAAAGACACATATTAATAGATTTAGGTATATTAATAGATTTAGGTATGATAATAAATTATAACAAAATTTTATCTGCATCTCCTATATTAGTGCGATATATGCAGAATAATAAAGTAAAGGAGTGATTAAGTACGGCAAATTACTTATATGATAAATTTAAAGGTCAATATAGAATACGTGCTCCAATAAATCAGTTGACAAATGACTTCAATCGAAAATTAAATGGTACTTTAGAAGATATAGATTGTTATATAGATTGTCAATTTGGCAATAAGGTGTTTTATTATGGACACAATATTTTACAAGCTTACATCCCTTCTCTTGGAAGAGGACATAACATTCTTAAATATCTTGAAGAAACGGACAAATCTTTGATATTTAACATTGAAGAAACAGACTCTGAGATCTTGTTTAAATTCAAATATGTTAATTCTGATAAAATAATTCCACTATTAAAACCAAAAACTTCAGGCTCTCAGATAAGTCCTTTTTCATCCAAAAATCTCCCAAAATCTAATTTTAAAATACCAGAATATAAATTGACACAGTACAAAGAAATCGTGTCTAAAATTCCTCCTGAGAAGCTTTTAACCCTAAGTAGAATGACACATTCTTATTTACAAACTTTGGTTACAAAGAAGAACACTTGGGAGAATATTAAATCAGATATGAGATTAAAATGTCTTAAAGGTAAAGAATATATTTACTGCATTGGTAAGTGGGACGAGTATCTTGTATATCTTAAAAATAACATTAAAAATATGTAGACAATTAAGGAGTAAAAATAACTTATGTATGAAGTAAAAAAGTGTGTAACCGATAAGAAGCTTAAAGAATATGGCTTTAGATATAAATCAGACGGAGATTATACATATAGAACTGTTATATATCAAGATGGGAAAAGACCTGTAATATTCCTGACATTCTATATTAATCTCGAAGAGAGAACATTTAACAGCAGAGTATCTGATACCACAGGCACATATTATCCTTATTATGATGATAGTCGTCAAGGTGATACTTTGTATAAGATACTTAAGAATTGTGTTGAAAAGGAAACAAGAAAATTAGTAAAGGCAGGTATTATAAAGATGATAAGTATAGAAAACATAAAAGGTACAGTAGTTAATAGCACAACAATTAAGCTTAAGAAACTTAGAGATAATGTACAGATTCCAACAAGAGGAAGTGAATATGCGGCAGGATATGATTTATATGCAGCTATTACATCACCTATAATAATAACACCTCACACTACAGTTAAGATTGGCACAGGTGTAGCAGTTGAAATTCCTAATGGTTATTTTGGTGCAGTTTTTGCAAGAAGTGGATTAGCAACTAAGGAGGGATTAAGACCTGCTAATGCAGTAGGTGTAGTAGATAGTGATTATAGGGGTGAATGTATAGTGGCATTACATAATGACTCAGATACCCCTAGAACTGTTACTCCAGGAGAAAGGATAGCTCAGTTGGTTATAATACCTTATCTTCATGTTGATTTTGAAGAAGTGAATGAATTATCTGATACTGTAAGAGGTGAAGGTGGCTTTGGAAGTACTGGAAAGGCGTGATTATGAAAGAAAAAGTTCCGATTTATCAAAAACAGAACCTTACACTTGAAGAAGCTGCTGAATACTCCAATATTGGAATAAATAGATTAACTATGTTGATTAAAGAACCTACTTGTAATTTTGTATTATATGTAGGAAATAAAAGATTAATTAAAAGAAAGTTATTTGATGAATTTATAGAAAATATAAATATGATTTAATGTTGTTGAAATTATTATGGTTGAGTGATATTATTTAGGTGTAAAATATATCACTCAATCCTTTGTTTTTAATAAAGAAATAAAGGTGATATTTTATGGACAAAAAAGATATTAAAGGAAGAGTATTAAAAGAAGGTGAAGACCAGTTAAAAGATGGTAGGTATCGTTATAGATTTACAGATAAGTATGGGAAAAGAAAAGCCATATATTCGTGGAAACTTGTAACTACCGATAAAACCCCTTCTGGCAAAAAAGATGATTTGTGTTTACGTGCAAAAATTAAACAGATAGAAAAAGATCTTAATGATAACATAAACACATATAAAGCTCAGTCACAAGTTAATGATTTGATTAATATGTACCTAGATACAAAAGTGAACTTAGCAAACAGTACATTAAATAATTATAAGAATATGTATGAGGTGAATATAAAAAATTCTTTGCTAGGTAATATGCAGATATGCTCAGTTAAGAAATCTGACATATTAAAATTCTATAAATATTTATATATTGATAAAAAACTGTCAATTGGTACTATACAATTATATCAAAATCTTTTGTATCCAGCTTTTCAATTAGCTGTCGATGATTCTACAATTAGGCTCAACCCTTGTAAAAATTGTATGAAGGAATATGTTCGTGGTTCGATGGATTCTCCAAGAATTGCTTTAACTAAAGAACAACAAAAAAGGTTATTGTCTTTTGTAAAAAACAGCAATATATATAAACGATATTACCCAATGCTTGCAACAGTCCTATGTACTGGACTAAGAATTAGTGAAGCAATGGGGTTAACATGGAACAATATTGATTTTAAAAATCACTATATAACTATTGACCATCAAATATTATATAGAAAAAAAGATGGTGTAATTAAGCATTATGCTTCAGTACCTAAAAATAAAAAGACTAGACATATTCCTATGCAAAAAGATATTGAAAAACTCTTACAAAAATATAAAAATGAAACATATTTTATTAGCGTATCTTCAAATATCAATATTGATGGGTACACCAATTTTGTATTTTTAAACAGAGAAGAAGGATTGTTTACCCCTAATACATTAACAAGGACTTGTCATTCGTTGCGAGAAAGCTGCAATAAAGAAGAAATTGAAGCTGTACAATGGGAAGAAAGAGAACCAGTTCTCATTCCTGATTTTACTTTCCATGTTCTTAGACATACATTTTGTACTAGAATGGCTGAAGATGGTATGGATGTAAAAGTATTACAAGAAATTATGGGACATAGTAATATAGCTGTTACAATGCAAGTTTATAATCATGTAAGTGATGACAGAGCAATTAATGAAATGAACAAGATTCAAAATGTTATAGGATTATAA